AAGATATTATCAATATGCTTGAGAATACATTTGGAGAGAAAGGAAAACTCACTAACTGGATGGAAGCTAATCTTGGATTCATTCAAAAGAAGGTTGAAAACAGTGATGAAACAAAAGAGCATTCTCCATTACTTAATAATCCATTAGGAAGAATTGATGATAACCTTAAACAATCATATGAGGATTGGTATAAGAATAAATTGAAACCTAATGTAATTACTCCTATTCAGGCAAAGATCGATCGCAGTATAGCCGATAAGAAGATCAAACAGATGCGAAACATGGCAAATCGTGAAGAATTAGGTATTTCCTTCATAGAGATGCTTAATGTAGCCTTTGCTGGTAAACTTGATAAGGATGCTGAAAAAACCCTTGCTGATGCTGAAAAGGCATTGGATGATCTTTCAAAGATGGAGATCGATGGTAAACAATACGAAAGGCTTTATGATCTTCTTGATAAATATCTTAATCTTGATGATACTAAGCCAGAGACATTCCCTACTCGTAATGCAATAGAGAAAAGATTCATTGAGACACATCATATCATTGTCCAGGCATATACTAAACTCAGTGGCAAGTTAGGTCCGGTTGAACAAGAGTTATTGGATAGCCTTGGAGAATATGTATATGATCTTAATTCCTTTGAGGTAAGATATGCTATTCGTAATGATAAGAGTGGTGATGTAGGTCTATTAACGGCTGAGTCTTATGCTAAAGGTAAAGATGTATTTACCAAAATAAGATTCCAAGATAATGAAAAAAGAATCGCTTTAGGAAGACAAGATCCATTATCAGAGGAATATAGTTTCTTTCAGGAGTACTCCTTATATCTTGCTCATAGGATTAATGTAGCCGGAACTGAAGGATCTCCTACATGGGAACAGTTATACCAGATGTACGATGATGTTCTTAATAGTGAGTTTACTAAGGAAGGCAATCCTATCTATGGAGAAAACTCTAGACTAGGAACAGTAGAACAACAGGAAGCGCTTATTCATCTATTAGGATGGTACTATAATCCAAGTCAGAAGTATCTTATTGATAATATTAAGAAAGATCAGTATGTAAAGAATAGAACATGGGATAATGCCATTCTTCTTCGTGCCTATTCTGGTACCGGAAAGTCAACATGGATGTTTCAACACTTCCTTAATGCTATCTTATTACAGAAAGGTATTACAGATGGAAAGTTCAAAGCAACAGTAGTTCTTCCAAACTCAGGATTAACAAAGACCTTTAATGAGAATCTTAAGACTCTTAATGAGAAGTTTCCAAAACTAGAACTACAGATTATCTATTCAGACGATCTTATCAAAGGAAACATAATCGATGCTGATTCTGATTTCGTATGGCTTGAAGAAGCAAGTTTATACCGAAAGGAAGATGTAGCAAACATTCATAAGAACATTGGAGATAAGAAAGTGATCATCGTAGGAGATGATGGTCAGACAACACCAGATGGATCTAATCCAACATGGTATACCTTCCAAGGAGTCTGTGAAAAGACACTGCCAATGACAGAGAGTTTCCGAGGGAACTCTTTAACTGTTTTTAACGATCTCTTCTCCTGGGGAAGACAACAGTTTTTTAATCCTATGAGTACTACTGGCATAGATTGGTCTACTATGTCTAAAGGTAAATGGAAGTTTGGTCAGGATGGAAGAGGCCCTATTGGACTTCGTGTTGTAAGGTCAAAGGAAGAGATACTGCAAGACTTTAAGGAATTCATGGGTATCATCAAGGGTCAGGACATGGAGTTTCCCTCAGAGAAGGAAAACGCTATCCTGATCGTTGCCACAACTCTTGACAAGCAAATCCTTTTAAAAGAACATCCGGATCTTCAAAACTTCACTGATAATATCAAGACTATTCAGTATGATCTTGATTACATCATGGCTAATGATAAATATCGTGAAGAGAACATATCTGGAATAGAAAAGGAATTCGTATTCATCTATTCTGATTGGTCAGCAAATAATAACATTGAAAAGAAAGACATTCAGGACTTAGCAACTGAAACCGGAACATCTCCTATTGATCCTTATGTCGCCAGTACTACGCTTGGTAAAACTCAGGCAAGACATATCTTAACTGCAACTACAAGAGCAAAGAGGTTCTTAGTGATGATCAATCCTGAAGCTAATGAATCTACCCAGACAATTGATCATGCTTTACCAGATGATAAGATAGATGGTTTTGGACCACATGCTCAAGAGACAACACCAGAACAGGTTCAGCTTATGCAAAGGATCTCTTCTGCAGCAATTGAAGGAAGACATAATTATACTAAGACTCCTGGTACTGGTGGATCAGTCGTACAGAGTGATGATCTTATCTTCAATAGTGAGCTTACTACAAATGCAAAAAAAGAGCTGGCAACTAATGAGAATATCATAAAGTTCACCAGTCAACTATCTCCTACTTTTAATACTAATGATCAGCATGTTACTAACCTTACTCAATTAACATCATTACTATCTGAGAGTACTAAACCATCTGAAATAAGTACATCAAATGCGCTGGCTAATAATGTCCATAGGGAAGCAATCTTATGCGCCTTGGATCCTGATCGGTCAGAAGTAAAAGGAATAGCACTAATGGAACAATTCCTTGATGTTTATATGAAAGTTACATCTGTAACCTATAAGAAAGAAGATATTCCGGATATTGCTGAGACTGTATTCCATAGGTGGAAGATGCCTATTATCCAGTCTGATCTATCTAAGTTGATCAATAATCCTTTAGCAGTAATAGCTCATAATGTTTCCTTTAATGGATTCTCAGGAGAACCGCCTATCATTGAAGTAGTAGGTTACGATAAGAAGACCAATAAGCCAATAGTAAACATTACTGATTTTACATTTGCCAATGTTACTGAAGCAAGTGAGTATTCGAAAAGCAAACTTGGAGTATATGCAGCCTTAGCAGAAGCCAATGGTGCTATTATCAATAGATTAAATATCATTCCTGTTCAAATCAATAGCAAGGGTAAGTTCATGGGAACCAATTATGGAGAAACCATTAACTTATCAATGGAAGAACGGTCTAAATATGTTCTCAATGGAAAGTCAATAGTAGGCTCTACAACACCTACAACGCAGACTTTTGCTTCAGTTGAACAAATGCTTCAATCTGCCAGGACAGTTGACTACGACTACGCAGGAATCAAAATAGGAGGATACTATTTCAATCGGACAACTGGCACCAGAGATCAGGTAACAGGACTTGAGATCAATGCCAAAGGTGATGTAGTAGTGAACATTGCTACTAAGAATGGAAGTAATAAAGCTTTCAAGTTGGATACCTTTACTCAAACATTCTCTTTTGCTTCTATGAAGGACATTAATCCTTTATACAAAGAGTCTGCAGTATCATCCTTCAATGGAGACAAAGTAACCGGAACCTCTCATGCTTTTGCTATTGCTCCACTGATAGGATCATCATTACTTAATGGTAACTTCTATCAATCTAATATCATCAAACTTCGTCAGTTAGTAAGAGATAAGATAAGATCTCTGGGCCCACTGACCAAAAGACTATATGTTAATGGTAAGGATACTCTTGGATTAGTCTCTATTAATGACAATGGTAATGCTATTGAAGCTTATGATAACTGGAAGTATGTTGTTACCAATGAACTTGATGAAAGTCAGATAATAGGTCTTATTAGTAATAAATTATTTAATAAATTGTTACGAGATAAGATTTATGTTAAACGAACAAAAACATACGAAAACCAACCAATAAGACCTGTATCATGGTCATCTATTGAGGAACTTAAGCAAAAAATTCAAAACGATTTTAATAATAATCCAAATATTAATATTGCAAAATATGTTGAAGATTCAACTTCGTCGAATTATTCATTAGAAAAATTAAATGAATTTTATAATACTATCAATAGTATTATTACTGATGAACAACTTTATCATATTTTTAAATCTTTTGGACTACACATTGTCTCCATGGACTATGAAAGCGAGTATGACTATAAGGATGCTGAAGGCAAGATCCCTTTAAAAATATTTGCAGATCCTAACTCAGAGATAAGTAAAGCTGCAGTTGACTATATTAATACTGGTAATGAGAAAGTCTTTGATCTATTAAACAGAGATGGATTTACTCAAAGATACGTTCCGGCCGATCAGAAGAATCAGGATATTGCCAAGCAAGCTAATGTAGAACTTAACATCTACAGGTTGAAGATGATTAAGATGCTTCATGATGGTATTGAAGTAAAGACTACCATACAGGACACAAAGAGAAATCTTATCTATTCTGACGAACCAGTATCCTTTAAGGACTTTACTGAGAACATGGAGGCCAGGGGATTTATCTTTGAGATGAAGGGTAATAATATTGATATTGCTACCAAAAGAGTTAAAGTAGGAAAAAATAAAAAAACATTCTTTACTATTACTGCTAAGACTCCCGAAAAAACATACATTGAAATTAGATTCGATGGATCAAGATTAGGAACAGATCTTCATTCAGTTATCTCTACTTTATTATCCGGACTAGAACCTGATATTACTTTACAGGGAATGGGAAATGTCTTTGATGATCTTGATAAATTAGGAGATAAGATAGGTGAAATGAAAGGTATTGCTGATGAAGCTGCAAGGAAGATAACAGTAGGTCAGGCAGTACAGAACCTTCGTGATGCTTTTGATGAATTACCAGTAGTACAGTTCTTCCGGCATAATATGTCTGTCTTTAATGAACAGATGAAGACTAATGAAGCATTTAGAACTTATGCAAGTCAATTCTTTGATGTTGGACTACATTCAAGTAAAAAAACTCAGGAGTTAAAGCCTAAAGGAGTTACGTATCAGTATCAGTTACAAATGATAAGTGATTTTCTTAAAGGTCTTACAGTTGATAAAAACGTATCTACTGATGGAAGTATTCGTTTGAATAATGAAACAGAGGGATTCTACTTATACAATACTCCTTATACTGACTCAAAGGATACTGTTAATCCAAAGAACATTACTACCAATGTATCTGCAATAGGAGAACCAATGGTGTTTACTTTAAGAGATACTAACATACCAAAGAACAGTACTATCCGATTCATGCAGAGAGGTATCACTAATCCAAGTGATATCAAAATGACTAACATGGATCAGGTCACCAGAGAGGTCTATCGTATCATAGGACAGAGGCTAACCGATAATGATAGGATCTACTTAAAGTCTCCTGAAGAGATGAAGGCGATGTTTAATGATGATCTATACGGTGCTATGTTAGATGCTGCAATCTATCTTACAAAACTTGGAGATGGAACACTGGGTAACTACTTTGCTGGCCGACATGAGGCATGGCACTTTGTACTTCATAACCTTTTGAATAACGAAACAGAGAACCGGATCCTTGAACTTACCAAAAAAGAAATGGTAAAGAAAGGACTAGCTAATTCTATTGAAGATATTACCGATTCTCAGGCACATGAATATGGTGCTAATATGTTCATGCGTGAAGACTATAAGAAGCATACCTTACCAGGTCGGATATATCAAACCATTAAGAGATTCTTAACATGGCTTAAGATAACGGCACCGGATATCAACTGGTGGATGCGTAAGATTGACTCAGGTAAATATGCTGATGCTCCTATTCTTCAGAATGAACTTGAAGGAGTAATGTTTCCAATGAAGTCTAATTGGGAATATGGAAGTGATAAAGCACATGATAGATTAAAGAAGACCTTTGGTAGTGATGATCGCTGGACCTCTATTGTCTCTGATCGTGTTATGCCTGAGTTAATGGATCATTCTCCTTACTCAAGACATTTCTTTGAAGCAAGGAACGCTGGATCAAAGAACATGATCAATCGTACCATAGATGCTTTCCTTGATAAGGAAAGTCAATTTGGACAAGAAAGAGTAACTATTAATCAGACTATTAATGGAGAGAATGGTGAAGAGTCAGTAGTTCATAGATTTCAGTTACTAGTTAGTGAAATGACTACTGAAGATTATATGGTCGCTATGTCAAGCAATACCCAGGATAATCTCAGGGCCATGTATAAGTATGAGAACTATCATCTTTCTAATCCTAATATACTTCTTCCAATGATCCAGCATATCTTCGGATCGGTAAATATTCAAAAGATACTTGATGGTCAGCATACTCCTAAAGTAACAGGGATATCAGCATGGAGTAAAGATTCAGATATCATCATGCCGGAACAGTCCTTAAGCAAGATGTTTCTTCTTCTCTTCAACTCAATGCCTTTATGGGATTACAATACAAAGAAGATCAGTAGAGACGGAAGACGTAATCCTAAAAGGGTAGATGCAAAGAATCTTGATACCTTAATGATGACTGTATCAACTCTTCTTCAGGAATCAGGCAAACCTATTAACGATAGATCCTTCTTACAAGCGTTTAAAGACGTTATTAAGGCACACCCAGGGATTAAGTCAGGTCAGCAGATGGAACTTGTCAATACGGCTTATTCTTTCCTTATGGAGTGGGGAGAGAACCCAGAGAGTAAAGGTATAATTTATGATCCGGTAAAAGGAGAGTTTGTATCTGAAGAAGGTAGTGATCCTCCTATTGGAAGATGGGAAATGATCAATAATGCAGATATGTGGTCAGGTGCTCAAGGAACTCCTACAAGATCATTAGGAAGACAGTCTGCAGCACGACATGACTTTGAGATGGATTTTCAATCTATGATGGAGAACTATCGTGATGCTTTCTCAATACTTAAGACCTATTATCTTTCAAGATATTCCAGAAGGCAAGCTCAGTTTAATACCTACTTCGTAGACGGAACCTACTTTGACTTCAATACTAATACTAATAGTGATCTTAAGATATTCTTAAGCAACATCAGGGGTGTATTAAAAGACAATCTTTATACTACTGAAGGAACTCAGATAAATGAAAGCACAATCGATGCTATCATGCCAGGGGATAATCAACAGTATGACATTGACCTTGTAAAAAATCAGTTATTAAGGAAGGTAAAAGATGGAGATAAGTTTAAATTCATTCCGGTACTTGGACATGACTTAGGAGTATCTACTGAACTAGTTAAATTTATGAAGTTCTTAGGACTTGATGGATTTAATGAAGAGATATTCTCAGCACTTAAGGAAGACTATCGTAGAGAAGTTCAGTCTAACCTGGTAACTGCATTTAAGTTATTGAAGTTAGGTGCTTTAATAACCAAGTTTCAGAATAATAATCATTATGATGTCAATGAAGAAGGATCCGGTAAGAATTTCTTATCTGCTATGTCTTCCCTGGATACTCCCGATGCAAAAGAGATAGTATCATTGATCAACTCTATTGAAAAGGACTATGCCAAGAAGGAGAATCTATTTGATCTTACAAACATATCCAATCTTAAAAAGGCTAATCTATACCAGGTAAGCCAAGGAATGAAACTTCCTGAGATCATGGATATGCATAAGTTCTTCGAAGGTATATCTACTCCTTACAACTACATTAAAGATGTCTTTGCTTCCAGAGTAGTAAGAGGTGTACTTGGAACTTATAAATCAGAGAATCCTTTAGGCAGTCTTATTGCTCAGATGTTTGCCGGAACTACTACTTCCAATAGCAGATTAGCAGTCGATATCCAAAAGAGAGCCGAAGATCATATTTCCAATGGACTGAAGATTGAGTCTCCATTCTTCTCGAAGGGAGAGAATGGTCAGCCAGTGTTCAATAATCCTATAATGAGCAAAAAGATCTCCATGGACTATCTCTATACCATGGATGGTGTTGAGGGATGGAAGAACGCTAATGAGTGGACTACGATGTCTGTAAACGATAAATTACGTGGTCTATTCGAAGCATGCGTATGGGGCAATCAGATCATTACTGGAAGCAAGAGTAATGTTCCTTCCTTTCCAGCCTTCATTGATACTTTATCAGATAAGAAGTCAAAATACTTCACTGTTATCCGTTTCATGGACAAACAGTATGCTCAACAATCTTTATTGTTTACAGAAAGAGATCAGTATAAGCATAAGATCAGAGAGACTATTGTTAATGGTGCTGCAGTAGGGTCTATCCTTATTGACTTTGTGAAGTATTACGATGCTCTTAGGACTACTACTAAAGAACGGTTTGATAATGCCAAAGGAAACACCTTCAATCTTGTAAAGGATCGTGACTATGTAGTAAACAAAGACGGAAGCATAGGATTAGGCAATGCTATCATTCAGCCTAACAATCCTTATAATAACATTCACCTTGAACCTAATTCAAGCGACATTGATGTTTACAACTCAGCCAAGAAAGCACATCAGCAATTCTATGATAACTTAGTTGCTATTATGAATGATGCTGCTTATCAGATGCCTACTCATATTGCCTCACAGTTTGCTACTTTCCCTGTAGAAGATATTTCATATTCAGAAGCTATAACAGATAAGATCCAGGCTAAAGAATCAAAGAGTCTATCTGAATGGAGAAAGGAAGCTGAGAAACTAACTCATATCTCCCGTAATGAAGCCGGTGTAGTAGAAGATGGAGAGGATGATAATTCTAAAGCGATCTGGAAACATTATAAGACTATTCAGGACCATGCGGTTCAACAGATGGTTAAATCCGGATACAAGTATATTTCTTCAGATGGTAATGTTATCTGGCACCCGATCATTGAAGCAGCTTACTGGGGCCACCATATCTTCAACGAATCAGTATCTCATTTGATCAGAGGAAACCAATTCGAATACCATGATGTAGTTGACTATATCAAAAGAGGAAGCGGTATCACCATTGAAGGACTGAATTATAATGTCAATCAGAATGAAGATAATATTACCGGAATAGCAAAGGAGAGTAGAATACTTATCACTAAGGATATTAAGTTTGATGATCCTTACTATGGAAAAACTAATAAGTTATTCGATGGTGCTATGTATCTTAATCCGGTAGATGCACTTGACTATGAGCATGCCATGGGTGGACTGATAGGTATCCTTGGAGACGGACCACAAAAGAATGTTCTCTTTCAGCATGATCCAGTAGCATACAACTCTCTTTATGTCAAGATGGACCACTTCCCACGATCAGCTTATGATTATGAGAATAGTGATATTGACAAACAGATGGTTCACATGATGCTTGGACCAGTTATTTCAAAATGGTTAACAGAGTATTACGAACCTCTTGTTAAGAATCCTTTGACTCCTGTTGAACTTGAATCTCTATCAGGTCAATTAAAGACCGATATAGAACGAGGGTACGATGATGAAGGTAATGTAGTCAAGATGATAGGAAACCTTCCTGTAACCATTAAAAACCGACTTCTTAGTGATTTTAATGATGCTATACTTGATGTAAGCAGACATTTACAGAAAGACGAATGGATCATCAATGGAAAGGAATATGATACTAAGGAGTTAAGAAAAACGATGATCAACTGGATAGGCTTTGAAAGTACTATCAAGACCGGAATAACAAGAGTAAATGATCTCTTCAACTCCCAGGAAGGAGAATTAAGTCATATCGGAAAAGCTATTGAGGATCCTACTTATGATCTTAACGCATTATTCAATAGTGATGATAAGCTGATTACTGTTAACAATGCCAATCTTAGACTTCAGACCATTACAGCACAAGGAACTGAAAGCACAATGAAGAACTATCCTACTCAGATATCTAATATTATAGGTATCATGGATAAGAACTCAGCCTATGGTAAAGCAATTCAAAATGCTATTGCCGGATTCGTAGGTGTAGCTGCAGAAAAACTTGATGCAATGTCTCCAAAAGAGATAACGGATATGCTTGCTAAACGAGGATCCAAATACCTTTACGAAAGAGGTGATGGTAGTTTAATGAGCAAAATTCTTTCTGATCCTTCTATTGTGCCGGATGTAGTAAGAGCAAAACAGTTACTTGAAGTAGTCAACTATTTCAATGACTATATCAAACCGGACATGCCAGGTAATACCTACATTCAGGAACCTTCTACACATCAGTTATTCGTAATCAAAGATGCTAATGGAAAAGAATTACTTCATGGATGGAGAGATCTTAACGGAACACAAAAGATAGATGTTCAGAAAAAGACTGGTATCATTTCCAGAAGAGGACTTCAGAGTGCTAGGTATGTAGTTGATAATTCAGAAATCAATCCTGAGACTGGTAAAGGATATACTAAGGAAGAGATCAAGTCAATCATTAATTCTGATCCTTCAAGAGTACAGTATCGTCCTGCAGATCTTATCCTTGCTTATCCTAATGCCCGGGAGTTTGGAATAACTAATGAGAATACCCTTGCCTCAGTAGTATCATATCATCAGGATGGAAAGCTTTATAGTCTTTATGAAGAATGGAATAATCGTTGGACTAATGAGATGTATCGTGATTTCTTTACTAATCTTTGGGCCGATAAGACTACTGATGATATCCTATTAGGATTTGATGCTAATGTAAGCAAACAGATAAGAAGGAATGCTCAAAAGAGAACAGAGAAACTAGGTCGTGCTATCTTTAAGGATGATCTTGTAATAGCTGCAGCAAACTACTTCCATAATTTCAATAATTCCCTTGATGTATTCTTTACCCGTATTCCTACCTCAAATGCTTCCTCAGCTTCAGTAGCCAGGATAGTAGGATTTGTTTGGGATAAACAGAACTCTGCAGTACTTAATCCTAATAAGAATCTCTTTGATGGATCCGACTTTGACTCTGACCCGTTACAGTTATACTTTAGGACCTTTGATAGAGAAGGAAGACTTTCTCAGGAAGGAGAAGATAAGCTGGATGGATTTAGGAACAATCTCTTTGAAGCCTTTAGAGGTTATTACATGGACTCTACGCATAACTTTGATATGGTGACTGAGCCTATCGAACTTCAGCGCTTAAGAGATATCAGAGACCACAAGATGGATACTGATAAGAGAACTCAGTTAGGATCCACTCTTGGAACGATGTTCGACATGGACTATGTTAACCACATGAGTAAGAACATGGTTGGTTTTATGGCTAACATAGAGAACTTTGTCGGTAAACTTCTTCATCTTTCATTCCAGGAGAGAACAACTCTTGCTGATTCAGGTGCCCTATCAAAAGAATTAGGACTACTTGTTGATCCTTCTCAGCAACAGCATATACCAAAAGCAATATCTTTTATAGCCAATCTTATCAATGCTGCTACGGACTCCGCTAAAGAAGGAGGACTATTAGGATCTCTTAACCTGGACTATCAGATTACTAATCTTGTCCTTGGTATGATGTTAACCGGAACTCAGGAAGGTAACTTCACTGATGAAATATTCAGCCAGTTAGTATCTAATGAGGAAAAGACTAGGGGAGTAGTCGAATCTCTTATCAATAAACAGAAAAGGATTAAGATTGACGATTATCATACTAATCTGTTAATGAGTCTTTCAGCTATTCGTAATACTTATAAGGATGCAAAAGACGATGAGTCAGTAGCAATATGTAATCAATTCCTTAAGTATGCAGTAATCGGCCAGGCGGTCCGTAACTTAGGATCTATAGCACGGATTCAAAGCAGGGAACTTGATGTTAAAGCTGCTAACTTCTACATGCTTAAAAATGAAGTTGAGTACGCACTTGGATCATCACTTGAAGACTTCCTTAAGTTATCAGAGGATCCTTCGTCTGAAACCTTTAAAAACAGGTATGCGGTTAATGAACAGATCGGATGGGTTGAGCAACATTCCCCAAGCAATAAATCAAAGAACAAGAAGGGATATTTATTCGAATCAGATATCCGGTCCACGATAAATGTTCCTTACATAGTTTCCCTTCAGCCTAACTTAAAGGCAATGGTCGTTGCCCTTAACTCAGCTTATAAGGCAATGACTAAGGTATTTGTTAACGAAAGGGTACAGTCTATTGATGGAACTCCTTTAATAATGAGTGTCATAAGCCAAAAACTTAATCCAAAGAATCCTGGTGGACTGAAATATGAAGCTCAGTTCGAAGCCTATGAGTTTGCTATGAGACAAACCTTGGTAGGACTATACCTTAATGATGAATTTACTGATTTAGTACAAAGCACTATTGATGATAATGGAAAATCTTCTACAAGAAAATACAATCTATCTTCTAACTTTAGCCGTTACTGGTTTGCTGCCAACTTCCCCGATTATGTCAGGAATCTTAAGAATCAGTATACAAAGAATCTGTTTATAGATAGATTAGAAAGTCTATCGGATAAAAGACTAGGACTTACCAAGACTGTATTTGTAAACAGTAACTACCTGAGTAATGCTCAAAAGGCAATGTATCACGAATCCTTTAACCAGCTTCCATTAGATGTAAAACGTAACTTTCATGCCTATCAACTCTTATTAAATGGCTTTGAACAGCGTAATGGTGGTTATTTTGACTTAATGGACAAGGATATCGCTACTAACTACTCTAACTGGCAAAAAGAAAGAGCAACTAATTCAAGGATCTCTTCTTTATCTGATAAGATAGCTGAAGATATCATAGTAAAAAGATCAGATGCTTTCATAGATAGAGATAATAGCAAGAAACCATGGAAGACCTATTATAAACAGATTGGAAGTAAGTTCTTTAATCCAAGGATCTATAAGATGGTCAATGGTGAACCTACTCCTATTAATAACATCTATCCTGAATGGCTTAATACCTATGGCGCTCTTGAATCAAATGTGTCTTATGAAAAGACCTTTAAGTATGCTACTCCTAAAGAACTAAAGATACTACATGAAAAGGGAACAATCAACTTAGCCAGACCTTCTATTAGTCTTACTACCGGAAAGAAACTTGACGAAAAACAATCTGAATTCCATTATGTAAGAAGTGAAGATACTGTTGTTCTTCCGGATGGAAGTGTAGGAATTATCAGGAACCAGACCTATGAGAAAGATGGTGTAACAAAGGAGAACAATAAGCGTGTTGTCATTACTTTACAGCAACCTAAGTATTATGCTAGGTTTGGACAATCAACGGTAAGGAATGGATCCAAGATGGCCGAACTCTTTGTTGATCGTTTAAAGAGGCTTATGCCAATGATCGATATTAAAATAGGTACTTCAATGGATACTGATGGAGCCTTGGCTAAATTCAACGATAACGGATCACTAACTATCAATGAAGAGTTATTATCACCGGAAACAGCTATCCATGAATTAGCACATCCTCTTTTACTCATTAAAAAGTACATGGATCCTGAAGGTTATCAGAAGATGGTAACTGAAGCCAATAAATTCATGGACGAAAATCCTGTCTTTGCTCAGAAAATGAGACAAGAGTATAATATCAATGATAAGGTTGCCTTCGAGATGGAGGTAATAGCAAATATCGTTGGTCTTAACTCCTTTAAGAATATGCAAGCCTATTTGAACTTCCATGGTATTACTCAACCGGATATCCAATGGAGCTTCTGGAAGCGAATGAGAATGCATATTGAACAGTTCTGGAGTAGTATGCGTAAGATCATAGGTCAAGTCTTTGGAATAGACAGATCATTCAAAGGGAATACCATATCTGATCTTTCGAACTATCTCTATGACTCATGGGTAAGTGGATCCATGGTAACTGCTATTACATCACAGGAATTATCAGCGATGATGAATGGTGGTACCTTCAGTAGTAGATTTGCCTCAGAGTCTATAAAGGACACTGGTGGACTACTTAACGAACTTCGCAATACTTCCAATCAAGCTGAATGGACAGATGAACAGAAGATAGCTGAAGCCAGGAGATGCATTAATCCTCTAACTGGAAAAATGAGTGACTACTTTGATCCGGCTGAAACAAAGTTTGCTGAAACTGATTCACCAGCATCTAAGGATAAGCTTCTTAAGTTATACAAAGCCTTTAATGGAAAGAGAAATGAATATGCTAGTCAATTCATTAGATGGATAAAAGAGACTGGTGGATCAACTTCTAAGGAAGCCTCTATAAAGTACTTTGGACAGAACGAAAGGGGTGAACCATTAATCGCTACCGGAAACCTTGAAACATTAAAGAGACAACTTAATTTCGGATTTGAAGACACTAAGTACTATCTATATAATGATCTTTCCGGAACCGAACACAAGGACCTTTATCATCCAGACCTTAAGATGGACAATGTCATTGTCTCAATTAACAAGATAGATGGTAGAAGAGTAGTTAATATCTACTCTATAAGTAAGGAAAGGATTGGTGGAACATCTACCTTAACGAATGGAAAAGGATTGATTGATGGATTAATGAATATGCGTAATGCTGCAGTAGCCGGAATAGATTACAATAGCACAAATGAAGATGTTGCAGCTGTCGGAATAGGATTGATTCATCGTTACCTGGTTAACACCTTTGATGATGTTGATGTAGACAACATAGGCTATATCAATGTAGCAATGAGTGAAAAGAAAACCAACGACCTCTATATGATTGATCCGGTAAGGAACAGAAGAAACATTGAGGCGCTTTCCCGTATTCCTTCATTCATGAGTAGTCTTTCTAATGGATTGATAAAGGAGATATTCCAATATACCAACTTGAGAGATGCTAATCCGAACTATGAAGAGATGTTAAAGAGCTTCTATAGATTCAATAATCAGGACGATCTATGGAAGAGCAATATGAATACCTTCATTCTTGATAAGAACAACCTATCTGATCAGGACAAAATCTCCATTGTAAATACCAGGTTAAGGACTTTGCTTGGAAACAGAACTGAAGATACCATGAATAAGTGGGGTCCAATGGATTTGAAGGAAGTTAACCTATTACTTCATACTCTTAAGGATCTTCGTTACATAGGATTCATGTCGGGCCAGATGAATGAGTTTAATGGTCCTAACAAGTTTGAGATGCTTTTAAGCGATGGTCCAAGCATAAGTAATGATGATATCCAGTTTGCCCGTAGAGTTGCTACAGAGACCTCCAGGGGCATTGTACGAGATATGAATGAGACTAAGAAGAAGATCAACTTTGCCTTCGATCATTTCAGAAAAGAATATGCCTCAACAAAGGTTTATCTTAATGATGCTTCCAAGACAATGTTCGATAGGCTATTTGCTACTATGACTGCCTATGATAATGGTACTCCAGTTGAAAGACCTAATGGATTTATCTTGTTCAGCAGAGACTCAAGAGAGGATAAATTCGCTCAGCAAGCTATTGATCGTGGATTAACTGATGAAGACCTTAAAGCTTCTAAAGCATTAGTAGATGCTATTCACGAACAGATGGTTAAGAATTTCATGCATGCAAAGAATAGTCTTGGTTATATCTATAAGGCTGATGGAACTGAATACACTGTAGAAGATGCAGAAAAGGATCTATTAGCCGAAACCTCCTATCAAAAAGGAATGATTCCTATTATTCAGATGTCTTCCAGCGAACAACTTTCCCAGGCATTTGGAGATATGGACTTCGCAGCCTTTGGTAAAGCTTTAAAAGCAAAGATGTTCGAAATGACAAATATGAATGAACTCTTTGCCAATATGGATCAGCAAAATTCTATAGATGAATCGTCAAGCACATTAGGAAATGTCTTCTGGTGGCAATTTGGGTTCAAGCAACTTACAGATAAGACGGAATTTGGCTATAAAGGAAGGATGGAAACCATGCTTGGCTTGAGACTTGAATCTAAACCAGATGGTACACCTTTCTGGAATGTGGTACGTGAAAATGGACAAACTCAGTCTAAAAGCGAAACAGTATCCCGGGATCTTGAGATGATCACCAACTACTTCCTTCTTACAAGCAAGAGAAGTATTGAATATGAAGAGAATGTTCTTCCGGTAATCAATGGTATCAAAGTACACCTGAGAGACCTTAAGACTAATGCTAACTTAGCCAAGGAATTTGAGACTGAAAATGTCATTAAGTACCTTGACTTATTTACCGATCATGCAATAAAGAGTAAAAGGATTCCTACTTTCGGACCTGGTGGAGTAAACTTGGATAAGAGTGTATTGGTTGCTCAGAACATAATAGCGCCCTACTTCCTTACCTTAAACTTCAATATAGGTATTATCTCAGCTATGAGTAATGGTCTCTTTGCTCACATTGAAGGAGTAAGTAGGACTCTTGTTAAAGTCTTCCACGATGCCGATATGCCTTACTTTGGAGAAGGAAACCTATTAACAGCTTCAGCCAGATTCTTTGATAATTTTGCTCTTATGGGTCAAATCATGCAGGAATATCAAGTAATGGATATGTCTGAAATGAGCATGGTAAGCGGAAGGATCAGAAGTAGGACTAAGAAATCTGTAATATCTGACTTTTGGGGCAACTGGTTTAACTGGTCTTCTGACTTCTACGCAAGAGGTGTAGTTGCAATGGCCCAGATGATGAAGGATGGATCCTGGGATGCTCATTACATTAAAGAAGATGGTACTCTTGGATATGATGTAAAAAAGGATAGAAGGTTCTATAACGAAGATGGTACAAGAACTAAAGAACAAGAAGTCCTTTACGAGAATATGAAAAGAATGCAGATTAAAGACGGAATCATTAAGCAAGGAGAGGAACTTAAGTTAGCCTATGATCTTCAGACCATGGGAACACTTAAATTCTTATCTGATAAATATGTAGTAGGATCCTTTGATAATACTGTTAAAGCTATGATTGGAGCTTCAACTGTTGGAGCTGCCTTTAAACTCTTTAAGACGTGGTTCTTCTCCAGGGTGACCAATGCTTTTCAGAACGGAACTGATCTTGACTCAGGTGGCTTCTATGTAACCGAGAAAGATAAGAACGGTAATGTTATTCCTAAATGGCAAAGGATTCATGTCGAAGGTTACTTAAGAACCTTATGGGATTTCGAAAAGGCTATAATGGTAGGAAAGGGAACTTCTTATTTAAAAAATACCACTGTAGAACAGAAACAGAACTTGTATAAACTTGCTCTAAATCTTACCTTATCAATAGGTGGTATCATGATGTTTGCTGCATTAGTACAGGGATTTAACTCTACTGATGAAGAAAGAAAGAAGAAACCTATTCCTCCTTATCGTTTAATCCGGAATATTAAATACAGTCTTGAATCATTACTGGTCCTTCCAGTAATCTTTGAAATGATACAGTCTCCATTTGCTTCTATGAACATTCTTCATAATATCTTTATGGATCCTTTCGGAAACTGGAGAATAGCTGCAGGTAAATTTCCAGCGCCTACTCAGATTACTTCCATAGAAGAAGTCTTTAAAGGAATGGACCAGGTTCGTAAGGATAGAAAAGAAAAGGCTAAAGAAACTTCAGAAGAAAAAAAATTAGAGAATTTAACCATTAATCAATAATAGTTATGGCACTACCAGTATTTACAATACTTAAAACCTCCTGTTATAATTATACTATCACTAACAATCAAAGTGATAGTTGGGCGGTACGGGTTTATACCTTTGAAGACTATAAGAATGGCAATCCACCATTCATAATTGAGAGTCTTGGAACTGATTTAGACTATGATCTTGTTCTTCCCGATGGAGACAATGTCTATATCATCAAGTTATCAACTGCTTCTACTCAGGTAATTATTGATCCGGAAGACAAGACAGCTCAAGATGTAACCAATTACTACATGGTGATCTATGAATATTGTGCCCTTGAACAATGTTTCCAGCTATTACTTAAGGATTTACTCTGTAACGAGACTTTGTGCAATCCTAATACAGACTGTGCCGGAAATGATTTGATGAACGCTGAGGGTCTAAAACGCATTGAAATCATGAAGATATCGGTACTGTATCTTGAGATGCTCATGCTTATCCATGCCGAACAGATGGCCTACTTAGATAAGTTTGAATTTGATGAATCCCGGGAAGATCGTTTACAAAGAGCAAATGATAATATCAAGAGGATCCAAACCATTTTACTGCATTGTGGTTTATGTGGATCAGTTACCTTTGGTCAATCAAATTGTTCACCCTGTTCAAGTTGTAACTAATGGAAAATACGTTTATTAACTTTATCGACCTGGATACGCCCCCTAACGATATCCAGAAACTCATAGCAGACTACTATGATGGAATGTCTCCTATGATCGAACAGATCAAAGCTAAACTCTTCCAACAAGATGTATTAGGAGAATCACTATGCGGATACTATCTATTAATGGATATAGAGTTTTTATTAATCTATCTCCTTCTGCTCAATAAGAAGATGAATGAGATCAGAGGATCGGAACCATGTGCCGTATTAACATCTGAAGACAAGAATACCTTGCTTGAGGAATGGAAACTTGAGTGTATAAGAAAGACATTTCTTTGTAAAGGAGTCAAGGTTGATAAAGTTCTTAAACTTAATATCCTTCCAGCATATAAATCATTTGATGTAGGAACCAACATTGGTGATGTAGGAATAGGATTTATGTATATTGAGGGTCCAGAGACAAACGACTGCACAAACAAAGAAACATTCATCGTTAAATAATCATAGCCATGTCAGCAACAAAACATTTAAAAGCCTATTTTACAAGTTTTCCTCAGACAGAGGATCAGCCAGGATTCAATACACATAACCATCCTACAGAAGCAATGTTTATTAATCTGTTTGCCAGTATTCCTTTCTTCCTTAACTATGGAGATAAGGCTACTACAACAGAACAAGGACTTGCAATGGCAGCGATTGATGCTAATTGTTATACCTTCTTATCAAACAATCCTGCAAATGCTGGTATAGGAATAGCTTTCACCCAACCTCATCAGTTACCGGAAATGACATTAATTTCCAGCACTGCTATGACTGATGAATGGTCTATTGAATATGGGCTAGGAATGAAAGTAACACATCCGGCCCGTACATACGGAAATGGAACAAGGTATAACATCAGATTGGCCTATGATTATGTCTATTTTGATTTAACTGAAGAAGGACATCTTACCTTTCAAGGACAGTTACCAAGTGATCCGGCCCAGGATACAACTTACTACTACAGTTATATCGATGGTACCTTCTCATGGATTCCAATTAATAGCGGAGGATCAAGTTTATGGTCAGTAGTAAGTGATATTGTTCAGACAGATGGTACTCAAGATGTTTCAATTGGAACAAGAAAATTTTATGCAGGGAATATCCAGCTTAAGGAAGGTGCCAATAGACTTATTGAGTTAGGAAACTCAACTACTGGTAATGGGTATCGATTATTGGTAAAAGCTGGTAATGGATTTCAGACAGCAGATATAGGTGGAGATATCGCTTTATGTGGTGGTTATGGTCAAGGGGGCGCTGATCATGGGAACACCTTAATTGGACACAATGGATCTGGACACATTGGAAGAACAGGTATAGGTGGGCTCCCTATTACCGAAGATATTAATATCAACTATCTTGATTATCGTTGTACTGTTTGGAATGGTATCGCTTACTCAGGTAAGTTATATAATTTTGTTGTAGGAGGAGGTGGTCCTAATCCTAAAATTACCGCCCCTGAATTTATTATGGCTTTTGATTCTGATGGTGCAGCTGAACCTTATACATTTACTGCAACCAGGTCAAAGATCTTTCCAACAGCTATAGGCGCTCAGTTACCCATCTACGATGCAACAGAAGGCATTACGGCATGGAAATCTGTTTCTCTAAGCAAACATGTTACTATTGATAAAGACGGTGCTGTAACGCTTGCAAATGGTATTATCAAGGCAGAACACTTAGCTTCTGATTTATTAGTACCAACATCAAAGATTCAATCAACAATAGATGTAATTGCAGATTCAGTATCAACTTATGCAGTTACAAGTGCCAATAAAGTTATCTTAGTAAGTGTAGCTGCAGGAGGAACATCATTTAACCTACCTTCATGCACACCAGCTAATAAACTTGCTATCCGGATCATAGTAGATGGACAGCAAGGTGCATTAGCAAATATTTATCTTCAAGCTGTAGGTTCAGAATCAATATGGTATCTTGCATCTGACTCCAACAGGATTACATTATCTGATCTTGACCAGGGATCTATTATTGATCTTTATGGTGGAAGAGATGGAACATGGAGAGCAGTCGTGACTAAAACTATTTATCCAGAAACATAATAAAAAAAAGCCTGAAACCATTTAAGGTCTCAGGCTAGGTAAAATCAACTACTATTAACCAACAAGAGAGACTATCATTTATTTGGTAGTCTCTTTTTCTTTTTCAGTAATGAAAGTTGCAATGGCAAAGGCACTCATAAAAGTTTATTGCTTTTTCTTAGATTATCAATATACCATAAAGGCTGTAAATTAGATAATGACCAACACTCTTTAAATTCTTTATCATTTATAGATTCATATTTAAAAGAAGATATTGGTTTTTTATGATCAATGTGCCATCCATATTTACTATGATTTTCCCATGTCATCCCAGGTAAAAATTGTTTTTCTAAATGAATTTTTAATTCTTCCATAGTATAACCAATAGTACTTTTATGAGATATTCCAGGTTGATGTTTTTTAATCCGTTCACTAATATAATTACTCATCATTTGGCTTAATCTATAAACAATATTATTTTTCATCGCTTGCTTTTGATTAGTAAGTTTTTGTGTTTTTCGATCAGAATATTTTTTATTCCATGCTTGTTTACCACTCATATTAAAATCTTGTTGTAATCTTAGATTATAAGTATGTTTAGCCGCACAAGAACGAGAACAATATTTAGCTATATTTTTACGATATAATCTAACATTGAATAATTTGTTACAATGTAAACAAACTAAATCAACTTTAGTGCTAATATTTCCTTTAAGTCCTTTCATTTTGTTTTTCGGTTACATAAGTACAAATTGCAAATGCTTGCCACTCATCACCAGAGAGTTTATATGTTATCCCAGGTGCTTTCTTAACTCCTGGTACTCCATACTTATCAATTAGTGCTGCACGTATGTTAGAATCCTTCGCACGCATTGAATTACAGTGCCACATTTTAACATCTTTACGATAGATTAATTCGGAATGAAGTTGTTGGTTAACACAACATTCTAAGAATCTACCTATCCATAGACAGGTTTCAAAAGTTTCTTTACCTACAGGCATTCCATAAGAAGCAATCATTTCTATATAGACCTTAGTTGATAATTCTGGATAAGATTTGATAAGTCTTCTTATATCATCATTAAGAACCTTTCCATGATCTAATATAAATGTTCCATCCCATACTATATAGGCTGATTCAGTTGTTCCTGGATCGATCGCTATTATTCTTTTCATGATTCTATGTTTTTGTTACCAAATAGAAAATTATATTCTTTCTTTCTCCATTCTTCATTAAACTTTTCTGCATTATGGCTAAGTTTAAGTTTGAGATTAAGGAATTTCTTTATTCCAAAAATCTTAATGTAGATACCTAACCTATGTTTACCACATATAGTACAGAAAGTATTAATGACTGGAATCTGATGAATGTCTCCAGATAGAAATTCAAATGCTATAGGATACTTGTGTCTATGGAGTTTCTTAATTGAGAAAGTCATAAGCATAAGTTTCTTTAAAGAGTGTCCAGAAGGCTTTCTTATCTTCTACATGAACAACTACATGTCCTGTTTCAGCTTCAGGGTTTACTACCTGAGCAATTATTTTTCCTCCACAGTCTACAATATCTTTAATGTAGGTGTCAAGATCTCCCTGGTGTTCACATTCATAAAATGATAGTTCTAGTTTTTCCATTATAGTATAATTATTTCAGATTCTAAGTTACGATCGATATAAGCAAAGACTTCATCTTTAGATACCCATCTTGATAGTATCATTTCTTTATTAAAAAGATCTTTATACTGTTCAGCATAGGTTCTTGATGTTGTCCAACTGATACCATCATCATCATTTGAGTTGCATGCTCTAAAGACTATAAAGACATCTTGAAGTTCTCTTAACTTCTTAGTTTCTTCAGGAGTACTAAAGTAGTATCTATTTGGCCTTTTAGAGCGCATTAGAGAACGGAATAGATCAACATTGACCAATCCACCAGTTATGATCCATACTATCCTTAAAAGCTCCCAATAGCGTTCATCAGAAAGATTCTTCTTTTCTTTGATGAATATGGATAGTAATTTCTCTTCATCATGTTCATTATCCCATGCCTGAATGATCTTTTTAGCAATCTTACTATCTCTTTCAAGCACTTTACGAGCCAGCTTAGGATAATGTCTTGTCATCACTACTGTCTCATTAGTTGCTAATGGTTTAAGATTTAAACTTTCCATAATGAAATTGGTCTTATTGGATCAGAATAATTAAAGTCTCCTGTTACATGAGTTCCATCTGGAAATTGTTGAAGAATAATTGTCATCATATAATTATCCATTCTTGTAGGTATTTTTTTACCATCAGGATTTTCTAACCATATTTCAATAATATTTTGAGGATGATCAATATCACCGATTGAAGAAAATTTAATTCTAATTATATAATATTCATACATAACTTAAGATTTAAAGAAGTCTTCATAGTCTTTATCTGGTAACTTACCAAGTTTAATAAAGTGATTAAGTAGATGTCTTCTCATTAGTTCTTCGTACCTGGATATGTGTCCGGAAGTGGTAGCATGATGATGATTGGCACACTTGATACGATTATTGATAGATTCCAATGCAAGATGTTCAAATGCCCGTCTACCCTTTTCTAAGGGATGATGGAAGTTGTAAGTGTGTTTAGTTTCTCCAAGATATGCAAATTGAGCCCAGATTATTGGAAGAGTTTTATACCATGATTGACTATTCTCTCCTAAAAGTATCTCTATTGCTTTATCTTCATCTTTTCCTTCTTCCACCCATACTTCAAAAAGACATTCTTCGCAGTAATGAGGTCTCTGTTGCCACATCTTAGTCCATAGAGCCTTCAATAGATCGCTTTCCAGCTTGTTTTTATCTTGAGTTGATAGTACTCCTTCCTTTTGAGGTTTAGTTCTTCTAATACCACCGTATTGTTTTTTAGGAGTCTTCTCGGGTTTATAATCTGGTAGTCCGCTCATAATGATTTATAGTTACGATCAATTAAGTTGTACCAGGTAAGTATTCCTACTAACCAATAGATGTTAAAGTCATCTGAGGACATGGAGGCTGGTTCTTCGTCAAGATCAGCATTAAGAAAGTAGATATCAAAGTTCTCATACTTCATATTAATAACTACTTCACATTTATCATTGATGAATCTATTTTCTGTTACATCATGTAGTCCATTCAACCTTAAGAATCTTCTTACTGAGTCTAAAGGATCATTTCTTTGTTCCATATTCAGTTATGTAATATTTAATAGTATCCCAGGTTATTCCAATGCCAGCATCATGGTTATGGATCATGTTCTCCAAGGCTTCTTGCGCTTGTTTCTTATTGATCTTCCAACCTTTTAGTTTATATTCGGTAAAGTCTTCTACTGACCATTCAATAGACTCTTTTTGATATTGATTAAATCGTTCTTCAATTAAGTCAAAGAGTTGATCTGTTGCTTTAGAAGCAAGCACTCCATTTCTGGAATACTTACTAACTATCTTTAGGATCTCAGTCTTTTGTATCATCGTCTTCTGGATTTTCTGTTACTGGTTCCTTTGGAAATTCTAATTCAGTCTGATCTTTAGGCGCTCTCTTACCTTTGATGTATTCTTCAATGCCTTCTAGGATCGATTCTAAGAGTTCTACGCATGCTTCAGGAAGAAGTGGTGCATCACTATCATCATCAATGTGTTCTGCTGGCAGATAAGGCGTATTGATCAATAACGGACTATTGGTAGAGTCAAGATCGACAAGAACCGTTATAACAGCGCCAAGGATATTATTCTTATAGGAAAACGATATGCTTCTTACTTCTGCATCTTTACAGTAGTCTTTTGGCATAGAACAAATCGTTTCCACATGAGGACGAAGTTGATCTAACAGCATAACCAATTCACTAACTGGTCTGTCTTTTGCTTCAAAGGATACATGAGCTTTATCAGTAGGTACTATTGGTATACCTTCATACTCAATCTCTACTGTACTCTTTTTACGATTGTAATTGAATCTTTTTATTTTCATATTATTTAAACCAATTAGGATTAGGTAAAAACATTGTATCTGGTAATATTGATTTGACTAGATTAGGATTGTCTATTACTGTTTCTGCTCTTCTTAATGCTTTATGATATGAAGGATAACAGATAACGCTTCTTATATCTGGAAGAACATAACCATGATAGACTGATCCATCGGTACAAGGACATGAAATGATAACAATAGCGATATCTTTATAGATCTCTATCCTTTCAGAGTTCATATTATCCTAATTGAATTGCTTCTTTAAGGTCAGCAATAACCTTTTTATATTCATCAATCCATTCCTTGATAGAAACCTGATTTACTTTGTCATTCATAATATCAAAACTGATCCGTTCTAATGCTCTTGCTAGATCGCAACCAAATGCTATTGATGTTTCTTTCTCTTTGCCAATGTTCTTAGAACCTTCTTTAGTGGTTATAGATACCCTATAAAGATCGAATCTGTCATTACTTGCTGGTGTCTGACGAAGAATGTAATTACCATATTTTATATCCATTGTTTTGAGTTTTAAAAAGGATAACGAGAATCAGGCATGCTTTAGGAGTATAAAGACATTCATTTTAAGCATCCTGATCCCCGGTCCTTTGTTGGTTTAATTAACTATTTCTGCATAAGTCTCTCCTCCTAATTCAAAATGATTAATTAGGAATTGACTTGTAGCAATGTTATTATCAATAATAAGTGGAAGATCAGTCATTCCAGCTTTATGATTTTCTGTAATATGATTATAGAATCTCCATAAAGAGATAGGTCGTTCATCTTCTTTGATACCAAGGTATTTTTCGGCCACCTGGTTGATTTGAGATGCGCTAAGTGGATAAGCACGTTCAGTACGATACTTATCACGTCCTATACGAAGCATAGTCATGAATCCAAGTACTTCAGCAACTTTCTCATGTGCCATGGTAATTTGTTTCATCTGGTTCATTACCGCTACATCATAGTTTCTCTTTTGTCCATGCTCTTCGGCCCAAGTAGCGATAACTTCTAACATCTTTTGAAAAGAAGGCATTACTTCTGATAAACCATTGGTATAGGTCGACATACTATTACCAGCACCTAAGATTGAAAGGTTAGAACATACTCTTACATTCTGACCATAAGCAATCTGAATACCTTTTTGATGAAAATTAACCGCAATCATTCCATGAGATTCATCATCCTGAAAATCAGTTAAGGAAATACCACCTATTACTCTTCTTAAAATAGTAGCTGGTAAACTCTTATTACCATACTTTTCTTCTAAGATAGGAATGCGTGCTACTCCTGGCAATGCTCTGTCACCACCATCAGAGATATACAAAGGCATAGGTGTATTGGCTACGTTCTTCTTATCCAATACTTCTTGTATTGCTTCATAAATCTGAAAGTGTTCAATACCATGTAATGGCCTTCCCGAAGACTGAGCTTCACTACATGATAATTTTAACTCAGGTAATGAGATAGTCTGAGTTTTATCTTTTTCGAAATCTAATGTTCTGATATCCATTTTAAATAGTTTTTATTGTGTTACGATCTTTACAGTCATAAATTGGACAAGTGATGCAATTCTCTGGCATAGGAGTTGTCTTCCATCCATTCTTATGATGATGTTCAATCTCACTAACCACCGTTCTTATTGTTTGAAACATCTCTCTTTTTCTTACAGAGGCTATGTTTGCAGATTTAGGATCAGGATCATTGATATCGGTGTTTACCGGAACTAGTTTCCATCCTCTATCATTCCTTTTATAATCTATCACTAAATAGAAGAAAGGAAGCGATAGGGCGAAGGAATAGAGATAAGCCTGTATGTTATCCATCTTTTCAGGTTCACCCCAACAGAACTCACCAAAACAGCCATTACGATCAATTGTAAGCTTAAGATCAATAACAGCTAGGTCATGTTGAAATGATTTATAATGGATTTGGCTTATAAGGTCGGTCTCCAGCTCAATAAAGATATCAAATGGAAAGTCTTCCCTGGTAGTAGGATCAGCATTAAGAGTAGTAAACTGTCTCCATATTACTTGTGGATCGATAATAAGATCTAACTGAGGAACAATATTGTTCTTAAAGTTAAATACCTGTTCGTCAATCCTTAAATGATCTGCAGACTTCTTATTACCTCTTAACAATGGAAGAGTTAACACATCACCATTCTTATCTATACCGCCATTTAATGCATGCGCTTCAAAATAGTTGCCTTTCTGCATGCTCATAGTCGGTTTAGAGCGTATCTCGCAAGTGATGTATGTCTTATACAGCTTTAAAGCACAGAAGTCTCTTCGGTCTCCTTTAAAGGTCATAGCCTTGATCATACTCTGATGAATGAACACTTCTTTAATAGTTCTATTAGATTTTAAGACTAGCCTTGAATCAAAGTACTTTCTTTTTTCTTCTGTTATATTTAAGGAAGAATCTGCAGATACGGATGGATGATCAATAACATCTTCATGAAGAATCTTTTTGTCCTCCACAGGAGTATAAGTACTCCCATGGATAGACATAAGATTATTGTAATATTGATCTAGGTCAACGAACATTTTAAGATGGTTTTTGGTTTACATAGACTAAGAAGATCTCTGCCTGTTCAATCAGCTTGGTTATAAGTCTCTTCTTTACAACCAATCTTCCGGTAGTAGGATCCGTTTCCTCGTCATTACCTTTCAAATGAGTATAGCTTGGTAAATCCATACAGGAGATAGCATTATCCAGGCAAGAGAATCTTATCTCTACTGAATCCCTGTTCAGGTCTGTACCATCTTTGGTAACATAAGCCTGAATAGAGTTAGCCATGATCTGTAAAGCTTTATCATTAACAGCCATAAGATGAAAAGGATCTCTCTCGTCTGCAGGCATAGCACTAAACTCTTCCGTCCACTCATTAAGTTTCCAAAGCATTCTTAAGACTCTTCTTAAGGATTCTGAATAAAACTTAGGTCCGGTAACAGAAGGATCGTTCCAGGTACTCTTAGATGATCCAGATGGGCCTGCAGGAGTTAATGGATTACCATTAGCATCAATCAGTTCAACCTTTGTTAAAACGATCCTGGTACGATCATCCTTAGTCTTTTCTTCTGACTGAGCCTTGATACGATCACCTGGCTTGAGTGGCTGAGGACCATTCTCTTCAAGTTTACGGACATACCTTAAGACATCATCTTCTTCAAATAGGACCTTCCATCGGTAGAACTTCTTACCCATTTCATAGTCATAGTAATGCTTATCGTCTTTAGCATCCTTTGTAATACTCTTCACTATACCAGTGAAGTTTTCTTTTTCTTTTGCCATTAGTGTGATTCTTGAATTTGTGGTTCGAAATATGATAATTCTTTTATGTTGTTATCATGGGCATGACGAGACTCTGATACTTTATCAGTCCAAAACATAGCAAGTTTTTTTTCTATTTGATCAAGTATGATTTTTTGATCTTTACCTAAGAAATTATTAATCAGTTCATTATAGAATAAATTACAGAGTTCTTCTTTCTTTTTGTTTAATTCATCAACTTCATTCATGGTTTTATTCTCCTACAATTATTTTACAATCAACATTTTCATCATCAGTTACAAGTTGTCCAAAGACCATACGATTACTTTTCTTAGAGATTTCCATGATCTTCTTACGGCTTTCCTTATCGTATAAGGACCAGTCTCCAATATTGACAAAATCACTTGTTGTAATGGAGCATAAGAGGTCCATGATAGCTAATCTTGCTTCCGTCTCAGAAACAGAACTTTCATCCAGCGCAAACCCGTTAAGAGTAATATTCTCTTCATCAAAGGATAGGCCAGCTGGTAACGAAGAGTTTTTAATAATCTCCATCTTTTCCTGTTTAGCCTTTTCAATTTGACTATTAAGATCTTCAAGAGATTTATTAACCTGTTCAAGTTCCTGTAAAGCCAGATTTCGTTGATCAAGCCTTCCTTGATATATTCTTGCACTAGAGATCTTTTTGTCTCCTGTCTCGATACGGGTAGCCAGGACATTAGGATCATCTTCCAAAAGCTTTTCAAAACCTTTGATATCTTCATTGATAGCATTTTTAGTATTACCAAAGAACTCAAGCATCTGAGCAATATCTGGAAGATCAGCATCGAATCCTACTGCATCTGAGAACTCAGATATCTTTCTTATGATTTCATCTGCAGCACCGATCCTTGCCTTTAATTCCTTAATAGAAGCTTCATATGTTGCTCTTTCGGTCTGTTTCTTCCTGAGATCAGCTAACTGTTTTTCCATGGTGGGAATAAGGGCAATCTCTTTCTTTTCCTCTTCGGTAACAACAGTATTCCTTAAGACAGAATTCTTTTCTTCAATAGTCTTATTGATAGTTGCTCTTCTGAAATAGAGATTACCTTCAGTCTCTTTATTCTTCTTATCGGAAACAGAACGGTCAAGATCAGCTATTTTAACCCTCTGATCGACCGTAAGACATGCATAAAGCACATCTTTAACGAACTTACGCCTTCCTTCAGCATATTTAAGCATCTCGTAGACTTCGGCAACGGTAAGCGCTGAATAGGATCCCAACAGTTCCCTGATTCGCTTTGGATCAGATATAATTTTGGTATTCCCAGATTTATCAAGATAGCTTGCTCTAAAAATACTTTGTGTTTCAGTAATATCCCACTCAACTGTGATAGGGTTTCCATCTCTATCAAGTCCTTTTCTAATGACCTTACCTGACTCTTTTCCTCTTTGAATGGGATCAGTGATAGTATTATCAACAAGCGCAATTGATTCAAGGCACTGGATGATAGTTGATTTTCCTGACCCGTTCTTTCCAATGAAGGCAAACATCTGACCTCCACTAAAGTCCATAAAGGTTTTTTCGTGAAGTTTAATATTGATTAATTCGATACTTCTTTCCATAAGTGGTTATTTATAGGATTATTAAAATAATGGTTCGTCTTCATTAATTGGTGAGGCTGGAATGTCTGCATCTTTCACGATCTTGTTTCCTAATGCAACTCCAAGGTTTAATGTCTTGGCTGATCCGGCCTGTGAACTAGAGATAAGAGTTTCTTTATTAATCCCTATTCCTGGCGGTGGTGGTATTGGTACTTCTTTCTTTACTCCCTTCTTTAAGTCCATGTAACGCTGGACTAACTCAAGATTGTTTTGCGTTAAGACCTTTATAAGATCTTCTGATAATTGTTCAAATGAATCTGACATTGTTATTAATATTTAAAATGATGGTTCTTCGTCTGGTTCTGATAATGGTCCTTCATTGGGATCCGGTTCAATTATATCTGCTTGATCAAATGTTACTTTTTGACCTTTTGTTCCCTGTTGAGGATCATAATAGTCAATCTCTTTGAAGATATTATAGTCTAAAGAACATAGGAAATGAATGACTCCTTCCCCAACATCAATGTTATCATCTTCTCTTGATGCGCCAACATCGACAATGAATATCTTTTTAAGATTCTCTTTCCTATCTCCTTTATAGTCCGATAGAAGGTCTTTACGTTTGCCAGGAGAGTTGATAAGCAATACTTGATTAGGAACCCTTCTGAACGCTTCAGTACCCTTTATATCGGTTAATCTGGGCCTATAACCATTGGCAATGTTCTCTTTATTCTGTTGAGCATCGTTAAAGTGATGAACAACCAAGATCAAAGCATTGGTCTCTTGCCTAATATTGGAAATCTGACTCATTACATAATCATACATTCCATTAAGATCATGCTGATATCTCTCCCGATCTCCTAACTGAAGAATATTATCAATGACTAGTATCTTGAACTTCTCTGGTCTCTTATCACAGAATAGCTTAAAATGAAGTCTGATCTTCTCAATAGTAAGACTCTTTTCAATGAAGTTGATATCAAATCCTTGCAATGTAGTTACATGCTTATTGATGATAGGAAGAACATCTGCAGAGAAAGTATTCTTTTTGATATCCTTTCCTTTGATAAACACTTTTGAAGAAAGATAATGAGTCCAGATATCCAGAGCTGCATCCTCAAGAGTTACCCAGTCAACGGCAATATCCTTATAGTTTTCTAACAGATACATTATAAGCATAGTTAGGAACTTGGTCTTGCCATCTTTTGCAGCACCAGCGAGAAGAATAATCTTATTAGATCCTATTACTACCTTCTCATTGAATTCTTTCCAAGGGGTCTGATAGAATAGCATTGGAACACCAGTAACTTGCTTCTTATTGATCATATTGAATACCTGCTGATGAACAGTAGTATTATCTATCGCAAATCTTTCACGATCTCGTTCATCAATGGCATTAAAGGAGTGCTGAATAGATTCAATAAGGTCAAAGACATCTGTAGTATCCTGGTAAGCATCTTTGATCGCTGTAGAGCCAATTCTGATGATCTCCCTGAGCATGAACTTCTGTTGAAGTATCTTGTATTGATACTCTATATGATCCGGCCTTGTAGCCTTCATTAGAAGCTGAGAGACATAATACCTCCCCCCTGCTTGCTCAAGAGTACCATTAAGCCTTAACTGTTCACACACGATAAGAAGATCGATTGGTTTATTAGCTGTATAAAGATCAATAATAGCCTGTGCTATTAACTGATGTTCTGTTTTATAGAATACTTCCATCTTGAAGATCCTAAAAATAGCAAAGTTGCATTTACCATCAATTATTATACCTAAGACATTCTCTTCAATTGCAGTATCTTGTGGAGGTATTTTTCCGAACTCTACAAATATCTCATTAAAATCATTTTTAGATTTCCGTTTAAAACGTACTGGCTTTTTCTCTTCATTCTCCATCAGATTTAAGTTTTAAGCTATTTACAAAAGCCTTGCGTTGTTTAGTAAGAAACTCAGTAGCTATATCTCCAAAAAGATAAAGATCTCTAGTAGGAGATTCGCTCTGAGCGTCAAAATCAATAGTATACATCTTAAGTCCAAGGAAATTCAAGAAGTTCTTCCTTTTCATAGCATCCGCTTTTTGAATAAAGCCAGACTCAGCCTTCTTCCCATATCTTTTAGTCCATAAGGATATATGTGCTCTATATCTACTTAAAACTAGTTCATAGGTAAGATCGGGTATATTCCCAGGATTCTTTGGATTAAGATGGTATTTTAGTTGTTCTAGGCACATGCTATAATTGAGGTCTTCATCAATAAATATAGCGGATACATCTGCCCTTAACTGATCTCTATCAGGTATAAACTTGGTGTCCATAAATAGTGTTTGGAAGTGTAAATATAGTTATATCCCTACATTTAAGAAGGATTATTTTTCAACATTTTCACTTTCCTCAAAGACAAATATCTGATTAAGTAATCCATCGATCCTTCCCTGGAGCCAGGTAGTAATCTGAACAACCGTATCTAATTGATCTTTTAAGGCGTTAAGTTGCTTTATTTCATCTGAAGGTAGTATCATGCCACTATCTCTTTTTCTGCTTAATGTAGCATATCCAGATTCGATCTCAGCACCAATGCCAAGGTAGTATTCAAGGATAGCTATTTCATCGGCTAAGGATAGTTTTGATAGGATCTCAAAGTTTGGTTTAAGGATTTTGCTCATGTTCTGGTTCTTTAAAGTAGGTAGTATGTTTAGATTTGAATTCCTCTAACTGAGACTGAACTAATAGAAATTCATTAGTCATATCTACTGATTGGTGAGTAATAATATTAACAGCAAGGAGATTGGCTCTGAATATCCAATGAAATTTAACGTCTGGTCCATTAGAAATAAGTAATTGTTCCATACGGATCAGATATGGAAGAAGGTCATCTTTTAAAACAGGTTTAATAAAGTCTTGATCGCTTTCTATTGGATCTATGTTCATAATAATGATTCTTCGGTATATTTCTTACATTCTTTTTCCATGAAACCTAATCCATTATTTATTCTATTCATGTCTTTGAAAGATTTGGATATGTTTTCATTAAATAAATGTATTTTAACAATTGGTCTACGTTCTCTATCAGATAAAGGAAAATCAAACTTTAGAATAACTCCGGTTCCGAATGGAGTAACTACTGTATCTCCTACTTTCATCCTCCATCGATATTAAAGTTAGATTCTACATATTGTTCTTTTGTAGGTAATGGACAATCATCCGGAATAGAATTAAGATCAATTCTTCTGTTTAATAGGAAGCAATCACCTAATTCCTGATCACAATTTCCACAATCATGGCAACATGTAATTTCAAGTATCTTTATCATAATGCTCCGTTATCAGCAAAAGAATAGTATTCATCACCGCCTACAATTATATGATCTAATACTGCACATTCAAGTAATACTCCACAATCTTTAACTCTCTTAGTTATGGTATGGTCAGCATCACTAGCCTGGATTGATTTTGAAGGATGATTATGTCCTAATATCATTGAAGAAGCATGATTAGAGAGCGCCAGTTGAAAGATCTTCTTTGGATCAACTACCGTACCGGATACACCACCTTCGCTTATCTTAACCGTTCTAATGACCTTATTTGCTCTATTCATAAGTATGCACCAGAACTCTTCATATTGAAGATCTGATAGTATTGGATGGAAGATATCAAAAGCATCTCTTGACTTGGTTATCTTACCCATTTCTAAAGCTTGGTTAAGAGATCTTCTCTTACCTAATTCAAAAGCAGATAGTAATGTAGTAGCTTTTTGAGTTGTTAATCCAAGGAATTTAAGATCACCAATACTCATTTTAGCTATCCTATTAAAATCATTATTAGCTTCCTTTAGAATTGACTTGGATAACTCAAGGAGATTGTTATTACATGATCCACCACCTATAATGATACATAGTAACTCAGCATCGCTTAAGGCATTTTTACCTTTAACAAGCATCTTATAGACTGGCTGATCTTCTTTCACCCAGTCTTTCATTGGAACTTGATCAGTGGAGATCATCTTCGATAATGACTTTAGTACAGATAATCTCTTTGTTACCCTTAATATGTTTAAGGAACCATTTTCCCTTATGTTCTTCATTCATAAGGATTTCAGCTTCATTAATAGTGACAGGAGTATAATAGTATAATCCTCCTTTAATGAATTCAACAGCTAATGTTTGAGTAGGTTCATCATAGCCTAACTTGCTTATTAACTGTGAGTATACTGGTATTAAATCAATCTTTACCATCGTTTTTCTTTTTAAGTGGACACCATGTTGGTTGACAAGACACATTACCTATGACTTTCTTAGTCAATAAGCATTTACAATGATTTCCTCGGGTAGATAGATGTTCGCATATTTCACATCTGATTGGTTCGTCTTCGCTCATATCATTATTACCTTTTTATCTTTAAGAAGTTCAACAGATTCAGATAATGCAACTTCGTCAATAGATCCATTAAGATTGATACATTGCCATCTGAGATGCATAACTATTACTTCTTTCCTTATCATCTTTTTTAAAGGAAAGTCTGATAGTCCACAGCCGGATAAAGGAGAAATGTCAATGTCTGGATAGGAGATGTTCTTCCTGATCTCATCAACTACTTGTTTAATTTCAGTTTTATTCATTGAATCCGTTTATGTTATCGTAAATAAGAGTTCCGTCATCATTATAAACTTCCATGGTAGATTGACCATCATTTTCTTCAATAGTCATTTGTTCTTCTGTTTCTACCTGAAATTCATAACTAAGATTAATATTTGGTAAATGATCATAAATATCATTAGAAGAAGTTATCTTATCTTCTAAAATTAAATCAAGAAGTTTTTCCCCATCAGCTATATCTGATATCTGAACTTTCTCCCAACATGTTACCTTAAAATTAGCGTACATATCTCTTGATTAAGTATTTATTAAACTGTTTTAATTGTATACATGCATTACCATGTCTGAAGTAGGTACAATATAGTCTTAACCGAATCAACTTACGTTGTTCATCATCTTGCATTTTAGACCATATGTGAGTGTCGATGTGCTTATGTATCCTATTCCTCTGTTGGAAGGAGATCGTCTGTCGTAGGTTCCTTATCTTGCTTATTAAGGTATGTTTCCAAGTCATAGTCATCTGATGTATGGAAGATTTCATCAACAAGGTTTGAAAGATAGTTCTGATTAACCTCAGTAATCTTACCTGAAGCTAAATCAGCCTGAATACGATCAATCATTGCATTGAAGTAATGAATATCAACACCTATGAGTTGATCATACATGATTTTAGGATTCTTAAGATCAAGAGCATTAAGCTGAAAAGCCATCTTAAAGATATCGCCAGCGCTTATTGTCCATCCTCTGGTCAAGAACTTCCTTAATCTAAAGAATGATGCTAAAGGATATAAGGAACCTACATAGCGTAATTCTTTAGCAAGGATAGCTTCCATTGAATCGGGATTAAGTCTCAGTTTACCATCTTTCGATAACCAGTAGGACTTAACATGAACAAAGTCATAGTTCTTATGGATTTCTTCTGCAGGTCCATAGAACCGGATGATAAGCTGAACCTGATTAGTTAAAGAGATAGCATTATCTGTTATTACAGCTGGATAGAACTTCTTTCCTTTGTAACAAGGTCTCTTTATACCATCTGATTTAATCTGAAAACGGATTCTTCCATCTGGATCCTCGACAATCTTTGTATTATTCATCCAGGTCTCATTCTCCTTGAGTAGTAATGAACGATAATAATTACATACCGCTAAGACTGTTTCTTTATTGGTAAAATAGATATCAAAGTCATTAACCTCTTCGTTAAGGACTAGTGATACTATTGCCCCACCAGTAATGATAGAATTGTCTTTTACTAATTGCCTTACCTTTTCATCTGTTATTGATTTAAGGAATAAGGCAAACTGACCTCTGAGGATCTTTTCACACGTTATAGCTTTCATATTGTTTTTGCTAATTGTTTAATTACTTTCTTATTGCTATTGACTAGTCTTACAATCTCTTTATGATATGGGGAATCATCATTATTTAATCCTCTTGCCTGAACAACTTTCATTTCCGATAAAGAGAATTCTATTGTTTCTAATCTCTGGTTATCTTTCCTTGCCGATAGTATTAATGAGTCTTCATCAGCATAGTATTCATTGCTAAATACGCAATGATTAAGGCTATCTCCTTCTATTACAAACTCATTAACATCTTTTAGAACTACTACTGAGAAATTATCATTAGAGAACTGAAGAGGGAAGAACTTACTTTTAGATTGTTGATAAAGGATATTGGCTTCTGCTATCTTAGCTTTTAGTTTAGCAATACCTTCTTTTCTTCTTCTTTCATTACTCTTTCTGATATATCTCTGGTGTTCTAATTTGAGATCAACAGGACAGATGAACTTAGGGTTGTAGATGTCCTTTTCAAACGATATGAGCATGTCTATCTGATCAAGCCACGTAGCTACATCTTTAACAAGATAGTTGTTCCTGATGCATATTCTGATTTGAGGCCAGTACTCTTTGATCTTTTGATTATACCTATGATATTCACTAAGAAGATTAAACTGACCAGTCTTGATCAATGTCTCTGTTTTTGATTCGGATAGGATTATAGAGAATAGATAAGCCGGATGAAGCTGATGAAAACTATACTTAAAACCATTTCGTCTTAAAGTCTTAAGATAGCGTTTGCCTGGACAAATATCCTTTCCATAGGTATAATATTTGTCTTTAATGTTCCGAATCTCCATGTCAGATCCCCAAATCCATTTGTCTCCATATCCAAAAGCATTATCCTTTACGGCTCTTACTACACTTAATCCATCTTCTCTTATCCAGTGCTGAATGACCTCCATGGAACTATATACAGCCTTCTTACCAGCATAACAGCGCTGATGAATCCAAACAATCCTTACTATCTGATAGTTCTTATGAGTAGACATATAGAAATAATACTCTTTATCGAACTTATGCCTTATACGTCCTTCTAAGACCTTTAGGTCGCATCCACACTTAGGACAAGTAAATCCACCTACTTTAACTAGAAGTGATCCCTTAACGTCTGAATTAGGCCATTTATGACCACATTCTAAGCAAATAACTTCATGCTTTGTCTTATAAGCATATTTCTTAAAGAGATTCTTTCTGGCCCAGGGAAGAGATGATTTGATAATTGGAGAAAGAGACTTAGATAGATGATCGACTTCAATCTGAATCTTTGTCTTTGGTTTCATTAGAAATTTTCTTTACTTCTTCAATGAAGGCTCTACAATGACGACCATCTTTAGTCTTTCCGTATAAGAAATAGTTAAACTGTGTTCCTACTTTTCTTACACATGAAGGAAAATCCCGTATGATGAATCTTTCACCTGTCTTTACAAGATTTTCTCCTTTATAATCTTTAGTTAATTCTAATGTTTCACCTATGCAAAATCCTGGATCTTTCATTAGAACAAACTTAATTCTTCTGTTTTAGCAACTTCTTTCTTAGCTGGAATAATAGTAGGTGCCTGTTTCTTTCGCATAGAGGCCATAGCATCATCCTGGACCTTTTGGATAGCTTCTTTACGTGCTTTGTCTTTCTCTTCTTGAGTAAGCTCAACGGTATGATTAACCACTACTGTAGCATCAATAGCCTTTCCTATATCGATGATCTCTTCGTCATAGTAGTGTACTGCCATTGAATAGACTTCTGCATCTGTAAAGCCATTAATACCGCTTTTCTGAACAGTATTTAAGATATAAGTACAACAGTCTTCAATGTTCTTCTTATCGTTCTTAAACTTGACTGCAAAGAGTTCATCCTGTTCTGCTTTTACTTCAAGATGTTTCTGTATTGCTGCTTTGAAAAAATCAGATCTTTTCATTTAAATGAGCATTTAAATAATCAAATGAAAGTTGTTCGAATTTAAGTTTTGTATAAAAATATGCTTTAACACCACCTATTTCAATAGAAAAAGAATCTAATGGAGTTAATTTCTGATCCATAGAAATTTTCCAAACTGGTATAGGCTTATATACTGTCCTTGATATGAATTCAAGTTCATAAAATCTATCGTATTCACATTCTATTACAATTACAGAATGTTTATACTTAGGTTCGTCAAGATATGCTAATATCTTAAATAATTTATCCATCTAAAATGCTTTATAAGGGTAAGGATTGTTCAAAATGTAAAACTCTAAGGCTTTTTGTGCTGTTTCGCTAGCTTTAATAAGCTGTATTATTAAGTCATAAGGATCCTGTCCTTGTGCTAAGGCGGTTACAACAGTATGAAATAGAGCCGATGTCTTATACATTTCTTCTTTTTGATCGACTGGAAACTTATCAATAGTCTCCTGGACTTTTATAAACCATTCTTCTTTATTCATTTTTTCCATTCATTATATCCTACTTCAAAAGCAATAGGATCAAGTTTTCGAATAATTGTACCATATTTATTTTGAAGTCCTTTCTTTAAAGCCCAATTCTTTTCTCTTGAAGTTTTATCATTACCGGCCCAACAATGTTCTGTAAGATCTCTACATTGATGAAAGTCATATAATTGATTAAGATATTCTTCATAATCATTTTTTGTCTTTTCCATGTTTAACTTCTTTATCGTTTAATAATACCAATCTGTTTAAAGGAACTATTGCTTCAACTTTAGCCTTGGATTGACATAAAGCCTTATCTTTTTCCACCAATCTCATAATCCTTACTGGTATTCCTCTTGAATTAGTAACCTTATACCACTTTACAATAAGGTTAGGACTATTATTGACCTCTGGGTACCTCATTGGTCTTAATAAGTTTCATTAGGTCAAGTAATCGGATCATATAAGGCGCATAGACTTCATTACCAAGATTAGTCCTTACAGTTAGCACTCCGGCTTCAATACACTTCTTAGGATCGCTTATCTTAAGCCAGGGATAGAGTTGTATAGGTCCATCTGGAATGCCGTTAGACTTGAAGAAAGACTCTATCTCGTCAATCTTTGCTTTCCAGTGTGCCTTGGTTGGATTTGACATCTTCCTTTAGTAATCTGTATTCAATAAATTGATAACCTACTCCTTCATGTTCCCAATTAGGATTCCTTGGTCTATACTTAAAGGTAACTCCATTGATTCTGCCTTGTAATAGAGAAGGATCATTAAGATTAAGGTCAATAGTTCTGATAAGGATAGACAAGCATACCCATTCCGAATGCTTATCATCATTAATGATTTGATTCTTAAACTTAGCTTTTAGCCATTCTCTAATAGCTGATTCATTCTTGCTATATTCTTTCTTCTTTCCTTTCATAAAGCATTATCTTTTAAGAATTTATTTTTACCATCAGTATCTACAAAAACAATCTTCTTAGCCTTACTAATGACATGATCAGTTGATTCTTGTTTAAAACACCAGATATTTACCTGATCGAATGTATGTTTTTTAGCACAACTAAGAAGATCGTCTCTTGAGAATGACAGAAATCTATTATCTGGATCCCAAATCATTAGAAAACAAATTGATTAAGCTTATAAAGATCAATCTCATTGTCTTCAATCATAGTTGCAAGCATATTCCTTGTACCTTCATCATCACCAAGATCCTTAATGATCTCCTTTTGCTTGATCTGGATAGTCTCATAGCCGACTATGATCTCCCTGAAGGCATTTTTAGGACCGTTAAGATCACTTCTGAACACATCTAAGGACTTTGTATCAACCGTATAAGGATCGCCCATCCCAACGATTCTTTCAGCTATCTTATCAGCATTATCTTCTGCCTTTTGATAAATTGATTCAAAGAACTTATGAAGCTCAAGGAAGTTAGATGCTTTGATATTCCAATGAGCATTTCTGGTATTTAAAAAAAGATTCCAATAGAGATAACTAAGATCTCTCAATTTGTCAACTGTTGTCATTGTCTTTTATTTAATGGTTAATTCCTCGCCTGTGAGGGCGTAAATTCATGCTTTCTGCGTTTTATCTGTTATAGGATCTTTCCAGCTAGCACAAGCACCACCTAAAGACTTGTAAGCACAATAAACTTTCTTATTAAGCTTATTAGCGTATTCCTGAGCTATTTGTCCAATCCTTGTATGGTCACCAGGTGTCCATTGTAAGTCTTGATGAAGAACATCTGAGAATGCATAATCATTTAATTTAAGACTTCTTCTATTAAGAGCAACAATACCTATAGTCATTGATTCTTTTCTTAAGTCTATACCAGTATCGCTAAATAATGAATCTGAGTTAGAGTGCCAAGGACCCTTCAAAGATACAGATTCTCCATTTTCAAGAGGCCAGGTTAATGTTGCTCCACCATAGCCTTGAAATTCTCTGTAGTTAGGATCCTGTTCTATTTTCTCTGCTTCTACATGGATATCGCTTGCCTTACTGTTGCCATTAACCGGAATGATCCATCTCTTACCACTTTTGCCAATAACAACCTTATAAAGTATCTTTTCATCACTTCTTTCATAAGAAGGTCCATGGAGTGAGAACAGAACTTCTCCTTCTAAGAGTTCATCTTTTTTTGTTTCTTTCTTAACTGGTCTTTCAGGAAAGGAAGGAACATCACAAATGATATTACAGATAGGAAGGTTAGATATCATGTTATACCGAATGCTTCTGATAGGCTCTGATATCACTTCAGCTTCATACAAAGTCTTAAGCAGACCTGGACATTTATATTCTGGTATGGCTGTCTCTAATGGCTTTAAATCAACATCTGGAATGTTTACAGTAGCATCACAGTAGGGTTCACCATCCGACATATAAAGACGTATAGCTATTCTATCATTATTCTCATACTGATTAAATTGGATAGTAAGCTCATTACCATCATGGATTATCTTTTTCATTATAAAATAAGTTTAAATACTGAACGAACTCTTTTGTTACCATCATCATCCATTGTCCACATACAATCATCACCAACAGGTATGATATAAGTATACATCTCTCCATGAATGATAAGTCCTACTGAATAGCCAATTCTCCCGAATCTGTATCCAAAATAAAGCTCTTGCTTTTTAACTTCTACAGACCCGGGATGAAACTTCTTAGGATCCTTCTGACTCAGATACTCCTGGAAGGTCATGTTTGTCTTTTTTAAAGAAACTCTTATGAATAGGAATCTCGATATGGATGAAGTTGGTATTATCATCGATATTGCCAGCATTGAAACGTCCTTCAAATTCAGAAAGAGTATAGACAGTAGAATTCTTAATCGCCAGTTCCATGAGTTTATTAACCGCATCTGGATGATACATATTATCAATCTTTTCATCTAAGACATCAGCTACTTCAGCAACATAGATCTTTATATCGTTCTTGATAAAATTCTCTACAAGCTTATGTGTCTCTTTGCGTGTTAGATTGTCGAAGTTATCATGGATATAATCCACTATTACATTGATTGTGTTCATTCTTCTTCAATTTTAGCGATTAATATTGAGTCTTCATGTTCAAATCCGATAAAGAAAGGATCTTCTAGTATATCATCAATAAGATTCTTTAATGATCGTGCTATCTGATCCTTTGTACCAGAACCAGTGATAGTAACCGTATATTCTTTTTCCATAGGATTAATTAATTAAAGCTTCAACAAGATCTGATTTACAACCATGTTCATCATCATCTGTAATAAGCTGATTACAGGAAAGGACATTATCATAGATAGCCGACCGCTCGATTTGTTCTTCAAGATACCAATCAGGAACCAAATTTAAGCCTGTAGGACATACGTTAGCCTTAAGCTGATAGCTTATATCACTTTTAACTGAAGTCTCTTCCAGCGCCTTTATTTTAATGTTCTGATACTCTTCAGGGAGTAGTTTAGATAACAATGGAACAGCGCTTAGATAAAAGGCATCTAATTCCATTTGAAAGGAGATCTTTTTAAACTGATTGATCATTGATAGATAGAATTTAGGCTTTGGCCTATAGAACAATGTACCATCTTCGAGCGTAACCTTCTCTTCAACATAATCCTTAACAAGGACACCGCTCTTGTTAGTAAATGGATTTGATATAATTATCTTATCTTTGTCAGACTTGATAACATATCCTGCTTTTTCGGCCCAACCAGCTATTAGTTTTGTCTCTGAAGGACGAAGATCATTACTAAAGTTGTTTAATACAAATTGATTAACAATAAACGAACTATTCTTTTTCATAATACATAGGTTTAATAACGTGAAACTGATTAATAAGAACAATACTTATCTCACTATCTACAAGAAGCTAGGCTTTAAAGACTCAAAGCTATTGTCTGCAGTGGAGATGGTGCTGAAAATGCACATTAATGAATTACAAAAGGAAGTAAAAGGTCCAGGACGGATCCTCATGCCAACCATGCTGATCAAGACAAGACGACCAGACAGAAAGAAAATAAGATGAACATAACCAAAAAGAAAGGCCCGGACATTAAATCCCGGGCCTTTTAAATAACAGATAATATAAATCAAGTGGCTAAATTATCAGGCTATAGCTTGCCGTTGTATGGAGCCGTTACGAGCAACCGGGTTAATAGCCGGATATGTTTTATGGTAGAAAGGATTAACAGGGGAATAAGAAGTATGGCCAAACATAAATTCACTCTTATAAGTTATCCCTTTTGTCCTTTCGCTCCACATAAGAGCTGAAACACAGATATAATCCTTATACGGATCATCTGCAGGCCGGAATCCCGGGTTATTGGTTGATAAAGCACTCCAGGATTCTCCTGGCAGGTCGGCAGTCATCGTGGATATATTTATTAAACTAACTGATACATACGTACCAGGTGGCTTAACAATCAATCCAGAAGATGCCTGAGAGGTCATAACGCTCCCAATCAGCAAGATCATAAGAAGTCCAAAAACTCCGTAGATCCATTTCATTGTTTTCATAGGCACTCCTATTGGTTAGTTATTAATCATCATTTCTCATGTAGATAGGTTAAACTACTGATGATTAGAATCCTATTTTAGTCATAAAAGCAATATAGATATTGATATTAAAAAGAAAGTACAGTGCTATTAACAAGCACGTTCCACTAACACATATTCCTAAATAATGCCATGGATAATCCTTAATATCAGTTAGGATTGTTTTGATCGTTGATCGGGATAATAATCGAATGATCGCAGACGTATGGACATGGTCCGGATCCTTGACTTGGTGTTGCATAGTATAATGTATTAATATTGTTTCCATTACGATCTGTTGAACATACTGTAGAAATGTTAAGAGTACCATCTTTGGCTATAGTTATCCTACAGCCTACGGTTGATTCGCTTTGAAAAAGAATAGACATTGCTTCGTATTGCCAACGATTAACTAAGAATGATTTAAATACACCATTAATAGGTGTTGGCTTAGAATTGAGATATTGTTCCTGGAATTCTTTCGCAAGACCATACGAGATAAGCTGCATAAATGGATTGTTTTGAGGCTGTATAACAGCTTCTTTTAGGTTAGCCGAAGGATATACTGGTTTAGCTTCGTCCTTCTTCGTACAACTCATAATAGAGAATACAAGCATGTACATCAAAACGCAAAACGCAAAGATTCGTACCTGATGTTTTTTCATTGTAACTGTTTTAGTTAATGGTTAATGATTTGAAGAAAAGAAAAGAAAGGATGGATAGTAATTGAGGAAATATAGCTACACATTTGTCAACTGATGAGGCACCCATACCTTTCTTTCTATGAATGGAACAACAAATATATAAAATAAATTATGAAAAATCAGATAAGCAAAAGAAATGAATATGCTAAACGGTATTGATTAAATTTTCCCCTCTCTTTTCAACACCTATGCTTACACCAGCTTCCTTTCATTTCTTCGCTCAAGACTAAGACATATGCTAACTGAGGTAACTAGGAGTTATCACTACCCCATGGATCCAGATTTCGATCCCCATTGTTGCCTGTTTCACTTGACTCACCCCTTCCCGAGAGGATAACATATGCCTTAAATATCATCTTCTCTTGAATCTATTTCTTTCTCTTTGTTCATAGTCAGCACGAACTTCTGCCTCCCTACTTTTATCAGTAATGAAGATGATTGTCTTACCACCATTCAACACTATCGGATATTTGTCTTTTACAGATCCACAAATTACTCAATAGAATCAAACCATCCGGCAATATATATTGTGGAATCTATGTCAAAGATACAATCTGAAAGCAATTCACAACTAATCCCTTGTTGTTGATCAAGAATATCAACCTTAGCTCTCCTTTTACGTTCCATTTCTTTAAACTCTTTTCTAGTTGTAATTCTAGAAGGAGTAACCGCATACCTACGTTTCATAAAGATTTAATTAGATTGTTAAACAAATGTATGAATTATGATAGAATGTTAGCAATTATTACCAGTGCGCCCATTGCTAAGGCACCAAGAATGATCTTGATAAGTATTACTGGAACTTCGACTAGTTTCATATAGCTAATTTTTATAGACTATTGTTAGTTTCAATTGAATGATTGTACCTGGAGATGCATTAAGTCTTCCTATCAGACTATTATCATCATTCATTAGATACTTAATATCTAAATTTTGATTAAAATATCCTTTAGATAGGACTATTGAATCAAGATCATTTGATGATTTAGTCTTTAAAAGTAGTAGAACCGGACTCTTATCTGTATATACTGTACCATTCATACCTAAAACACTAATAGGATTACTCATTAATGTTTTAAAGGTAGGAATATTAAAATCACCAACAGGTATTGAGATCTGAATGGTTTGAAAGGGAAGGATATCTGATTGTTCCTGTTTAGAACAAGAGATCAATGCCAAAATGATAATAAGAAACAAAGTTGTTTTCATCGTCTTGATATTAGGTTAATAAATGAATGAATAAGGCTAAAAGAAGCCCCTGGATACACGATCGGCGCAAGATGACCCTATGACATATCATCAACAGCAACTACGTTCACCAGAGGCTTAATGTTATTCTTCAAAGAGGGAGAATCGGACTCCCTTTCAGATCTTTCTTCTTCGATTAATCTGTGTACTCCCACTGTACGACCTTGCCAGCAATAAGTAAAGATCTCTTGCAGGACTTATATCCTCTTATAAGCCGAATGATATTGATCAAGTGATACAATACTATAGATTGTACTCTTTGATGCGAACCAGCCACTCATAAGCTATTAAATAGACAAGAGATCTCTTAGGTGATACTTACTTAAGTAATAATCACTCAAGCAATTCTTTTTGATTAGAAAACAGATAAACTTTTTTATCTGAAGAAATTTCATGAGAAACACAGGCACGTATACCCTGATATTTAAGTGAATTTAGTCTATTGGGTTCATTAGTTTCAGTAGGACATACTCCGTATACTTGAAATATACCAGCATCAACCTGAGCAATAAATTGTTTCTGTCCGTCTGTATCTATTAATCCAATACATGCGTGATCATCAATCTTATCCAATGGTATGACTGGTTCCTGTTGATACTTAATAATTCTTTGCATAATCAATTCTCCTTTAAGTTAGTTAAACATTAATACTCTATAACTCTACATTCCGGCCCCAACGATCGCATGTACGAACACTTGAACCAGAACTGATGAACAACTCAACTCCACCTGCCAACCTCCCTATATAGCTCGCTACGCATCCACATCACCATTCCCGACCATTATACCCTATTACCCCTTTACCCCCATAATAAACACTATTAAGGTTATCACAAGAGACAAAGGATAGATGAAAGCCTTATCACTACTGATGTTTCAGCTACTCTTATAGTCTATTATGATAATATCTTAAAAGGTATAAATGATCATCATGAGCTCTCTCTATTAATAGATGAATATTAATTGATTAGCTATGTTATTTAGAAAGTACAATTTTACACATGCCTTTTGGGTTGTCTCCACTCGGGAGATAATTAAACTAAAGGTCTGATAATCAATCCTAGCATGTCCATTCTAAATAAGGAATTGACTTGTGACTATACCATGTGTATCCCTCCATGCATAAATGATCATTATGAATGACTCTTGAGCACCCTATGAATTGATCCAATAATAATAAGTGTGCGATTTTAGGCACGCCATATATATATAGGAACAATTAAAAAAAATAAACCAAGCACACGTCAGTTCGTGATTAAGATCTCTTGTACGGGAATAGCGCGATGAGATCACTTGGTTTAACTCAGGCAATAACTGGTCGCTAACCCTTCTCTTTGGCCTTATATGATCAAGCGTGTACGATCAATGCCCCCATGATAACATATAATGAATCAGGTCTTATCGTTTGTTCAAAGATACCTGATGATCATCCATCTTTTCTATTTGCTATCAAAATCTCAACACATCAAAATAGTGCTGAACATATTGATAACAGTGATTAAGAACAACAAAAATAGTAAAGTTAACTCATTCTCCTTGCGATATAAATAGTTCTCCCTATGGATGGACGTAATTATAAGCACCAGGAAGAGATGATCGCCATACAAGTATTAACCTCGTCCTATAGATTGACTAGAAGAAAAAAAAGTCCTTCCCCGAAGGGAAGGATCTTTTCTTAACGGTGGCTTACAACCATCCTGAACGGGAACTGAGGATTACTTGCATCTGCTTCGTAACCAACCTCAACGCCTGCCTTAAAGCGAACAAAGCCTTCTGCTGAACCTTTCTCAAACAATGGTTCATTGTTGTACTTTGCCTGCCAAACGCCCATAATGGTGCTTGCATAGGTCTTGACGTTCTGCCCTGTTAGCCTCATCTTAAGCACGAAGTCAGGCGTATCAACGCCTTTCTTCTTACGCTCGGTGATTGAAACAATGACAGGTGAAACAGGAGATATCTCGCTCTTAGGGAGCCATCCTCCAATCTCACTTGGTTTAACATTGTTCAATAAGGACAAAGGAATTTCAATTCCTTGTTCCGTCGATGTTGTTGCTAAATCGATCATTTTACTTTTTGTTAGGATTGTTAATACTAATTTAATTTTACCCAACCACTCGGGAGGTGTAGGGGGGTGCCTGGGGAGAGGGGTATATCAAATAAAAAAGGGGTGGGTGTGTTTAAAACTCACTATTGGTATGTTGTTGATAAATTTAATAGAAATGATAAGGGGGTATGTTTGAGTATATGTAAATTTGTAGAAAAAAGAATATGAAAAGAGAGTCAGAAGTTTTAATGAAGTATGATGTTACCAAGGATGGTATTGTCTCAAATAGAGAGACTGGTAGGATTTTGAAGCATCAGGTATCGTATAAGGGGTATCTAAGGGTTGCAGTTTTTCTTGAAGGTAAGCAGCACAATGTACGGATACATAGATTAGTTGCGACTAAGTATGTTCCCAATCCATTTGAGTATTCTCAGGTGAATCATAAAGATTCTAATAAACAGAACAATCATTATTCTAACCTTGAGTGGTGTACTAATAAGATGAATCACGATCATGCAGTTGATAATGGAACAATAATTCATCTCGGTAGTCATGCACCTATGGCAGTATTGAATGAAGAAGAGGTATTGGACATCCGGATTAGATTAAGGAATGGTGAATCACACAGTAGTCTTTACAATGGGTTTAAGGATAGGATCAGCTGGTGGACCTTCAGGGATATGTTAAGAGGAAAGGCATGGAAGCATGTTGTTCTTGAAGATTGCAAACAATGAGATGTTAAAAAAAGATTGATAGGAATGATATGTTGTATTGTACGGGATACTTATATTTGCTCTTAGTATTCATTTAAAGATATGTTATATGTTATTTAGAGATGTAAGTGGTCAGTTAAGAGATGGGTTGATGGTAAGAAGGACATCGTGGCCGGAGGGTACGTTTATCTTCAGACAGGTGCCAGCTATCATCAGCAAGACGATCGTTCCAGGGATGCAGTCTTTACCCGCTGTAGTCAAAGAAGAGTTCCTAAGACGTTTTAAGGACGATTCATACCAGGTTAGTGAGATCTATTACAACGATCAGATAGCGATCGTCAACGCTTCCAATTTGATCCAGGGATGGGGCGCATTGCCTGTAGACTTGCTAGCAGAAGACTGGACCGTCTATTATGTCATTACTAACATCATTCCAGTACCGGAGGGATAGTATGTGCTACATGGGTGCCAAAGGTAAAGAAGAAAAGAAGTTTAAGAAACTTGAATGGGAAGGTCATACAGTTAAGATAACTGATGCTAGTCCACTTGATCAGGATGGTCCAAGATGGATAATCATTGATCCGGAAGAGTTCTTTAAGGAGAAAAGAAACAATGTTCCTCTATAAGTTAATTTAAGATGTTTATAGGATACATAAGAGATAAGTTGGCACCACCTATCATAGTACTTATTATCTCGTCTCTACTGACCTATATCGGCAATATAAAAAGCATGGATAGAGAAGATAACAGGAAGTCAACTGACGATCGCCAGGATGAATGTATCCAAGATAGAATAGATCACGACAGAATTCAGGATAGCACAATAGCATTAATTCTTAAATACCAATACGATGGCATTAAACATTGAGAACAAACTGCATATGACTCTTCGGGATAAAGAAGAGAAGAAGATCTATGTAGGAACAACTAAAGAGCCTCTGGCTGAAGCTGCAGGTATCCATGTCAATACTCTATGGAACTATTATAACAGCGCCATATCACAAGGAGGATTCTTTGAAAACGATAGATATATGTTGTTGGTTTCGTGGATCTATGTCAAAGCTAATCGTGGTCGTAAAAGTATTAACTTGACTTAATCAAAAGAAAACTATTATATTTGTTACTCACTACCTCGTCATGCAAAACCAAGAACCTATAGCCAAGACTGATAAGAGATTCAGATTAGAAAGGTTTCACTCTCACTTGCTTATTCCATGGAAGATAGCTCAACAAGCGGTTAAAGAAAACGATAGCGAACCTATCTTGCTCTGGATCGATGCCTATCAGACCGGATATCATTTTAAGGAAGGAGACGAAGTTGCTCATAAGGAATATCCTATTCAGAAGATGTTCGTCCAAAAGATCTTGGTATCAAATATAACTCGCAAGGACAACACTAAACTTGTTAAGATGATAGGGATCCTTTGCCATTGGTTCGAATCTTGTCCATGCATTGATGATGTTAAATATCAATCAAGTGAAAAAGAATAAGATTTATACACAGCTTTCAAAAGAACATATCTCTAAGATCAATGTTATCATATGTGGCACTCTGTATATCATGCCAGTAGTGTTAATCGAATCAACCAGAGGTACCGAAATCATTCCAATCAATTAACTAATCTTAAACCTATTAAAAACAGATTCTATGCAAAGAGAAATTAGTAAACAAGAGGTGATCTTCATGTTAGACAGATTATCACAAGTTAAAGAAGTTGAGAGCACTCAGTTCAACTATGCCGTTAATAGGAGTATTGATTTCATTTCTCCTATAGTAACCAGGATGAAAAAGTCTCTTAATTATACTCCTGAGATGCAGAAGTATACCGAAGACAAAGGCAAGATCGTTGCCAAGTACTTCAAAGAGAAAGATCATGTCCTGACAGACGAAGAGCAGATTCAACTCAGAGAAGAGATTGAAGAATACGCAAAGAATAATGAAGACGTATATCGTGGCCGGATCAGACAGGTCAACAGTTATCATCAACAGTTAAGAGAGAAGATCGATATTACCTTCCATGGTCTTCCTTTTTCTTCTACACATATCCCAGAGAACATTTCCATTGCCAATCTTTTCAATGCAGCTTATATCCTTGACTGGAAAACATGGATGAAAACAATCCGTCCTGATGCTCCTATACAGGTGGAACCAGCTACATGCATGAATGTCTTTAAGATCATTCCGGTACTTATCAATGTGTTTGTTTCCAATCCTGAACAACAGCATGTGTTCAATATTAAAATGGCCTATAACCTCTTCTCCATGTACCAGGAGATGGTTAAGATCATCATCTCTCCCGAGTATACTAAATGGATGGCAGAATACGATTCGAAAAGAGTTGAACTATCTGAAAGGTTTGCAGCAAAGGATATCTACGGTGATCCACAGATGGACAAGAACGAGTTTGTCATTGAGGACCAGGCCGGATTTAACGAGGCTATAAGCGCTCTTTCCGAAGAAGTAAAGGAGACTATCGATGCAAAGAATAAGTTGCTGGAAACGCCTATAAACATCAATGTCTATCAATTTAGTCTTGACATGTTTCCGAACAATCTTACAACGGAAGTCATGGCTGAACTTACACGATTCATAAAGTTTGAAGAAGAAGAGACTCCAGTAGGACCAGGTAACGAGTAATTAATAATAATCTAAAATTAACGAAAATGAAAAAGTATCTTTTTATCTTAATCGGTTTATTCATCACCCTTGCTTCCTTTAGCCAGGGATCAGGTTCGCTTGGAGATCCACATCGAAGAACATCAAGGGTTAGTACAGATCCAATAGAAGGAACTACACTTACACTAACCGGAACTGCAGTAATAGGATCTACAATAACATTTCCTACACCTTTTATCCTTGGCGCTACAGCAGTAACAACTACCGGAACTAAATTCAACTATCTTACATCGGCAACTGGAACTACCGGAACTGCAACAACTAATATCGTATTCTCAACAAGTCCAACCATTACAACTCCTACATTTATAACTAATCTAACCTTACCTAATACTAAGACCATTACTAAAACAACTGGCAATGGAAATAGCTCTACAATAGATGGATCTTTAGCAGTAGGAGATACTATAACTGGCAATTCTATAAAAACAAATGCCAAACTAAGATTTGCAGCTATTACAGATACGACCATTAAAAGTATTGGACTATCGGTTATAGGTACAGTATTATATTTCTGTAATGGAACCTATTATTATCCTGTAGTATTTTCAAAAAATGGTGCAACATTTACACGATAAACTATGAAAAAGATACTTTTAATTTTCGTCTTGACAACGATCTCCCTTCTGACTTTTGCTCAGAGGGGAGTATTCGTTACTAATCTCCCAGAGATAGGATCATCTACTGTTAACTACGATAGTCTTCGTAATGCTATCAATAGAACAAATACATTAGTAACTATTCTTAGTATCAAGATGGATAGTCTTAAGGCTGCACAGAATAGAACTACTGCCTGGTCTACACTACTTGAAAAGAAAGTTGATACCACCTATAGGCTTCAATTTGGACTTAATGGAGGTGTCTTTGTAAATGATGCTAATGTTCATAATGGACAGTTTAATGGAATACAAGTTATCGCAGATGCTATATTAGCAACTGTAACTGCTGATCTTGCAAGTCCATTAACTGGAACTATAACTGGCATAACTCTTCCTGCAGGTATGTGGATACCTATTCAATGCACGACAGTAACATTAACAAGTGGCAAGGTATATCTCCCATTAAGAATTAAGTAATGAAAAGGATCATTCTTTTACTGCTCATAATTTCTCCTATTTGGTCCTTTGCTCAGTTAGGATTGGGGATAGGGATAGGTCGGGGATCATCTTCAACACCTATTTCTAATCCTATCCAATACTTTGACGGAACAATCGCTAAATCCGGCAACCTTTACTATTTAAAGGATAAAATAGGTACAAGAGATGCACTATTAATGGATGCTCCTTGTCTTAATATTCCGGCTTCATCAACCTATTATGCGGATTTAGGTAATACTGTCTATCCTACCAATACAAATGATTTCTTGATTGTGGCAAATGATTCAGTAACATTTGAATACGAGTTCATTTTACCTATCACTAATCCCAATGTTTATCAGGCTATGTATAATAATGGAGGTACGGCTAATGGAGACAAGGGCATAAGGATAAGGATGGGGGATGATAGACATATAACAATAGGAATAAGTGATGGCGTTGTAAAACAAGAAATAAGGTGCGCAACTGTCAATACTGCCGGATATAATAAGGTTTCCATAACATTAGGACTTGTTGGTAAGACCTGTACATTTGTTGTTAATGGAACAACAACAAAACAGAATATAACGTCAAATGCTAATATTCCCGCAAATACAGCAATAAAATTATTTTACTATGGTTCAGGATCAACATATTCATTGATAAGTAGTTTCATACGATTCAAATTTTATAGAAATAATGTTGCTCTACATGAGTGGTATTTTAATGACGGAATGAAAACTATTTTGGAGTACAACGAGCATTATGTTATTCCTGATTTAATTGGAACATTTAATTTATATTTACGTAAGCCAACTACTTCAACTTTCGGAGGATCACCCTTTACAGCAGTTCAAAACTCTGACTTTTATTTACAAGAACAAGGATATACAGTATATTCAAGGGTTCAGAATCCTGATGAAATATACATCTGCCCAAAAAGAAGGGATGCAACTGTTACTACACAGATTGGCGTTGGATATTCACGTTTTGTTTCTACGCAATCAATATCATCAACTGAATTTGGTTATCATGCTTGGAAAACAATAGACTTTAATCCAGCAGATAGTGTAAGTTCATTTTATGATTATTGGGATACTTCTAACTCATTATTTTGGACTGCTGCTGCCCGTAGTGATGGTAATTATCATGGAGGTACGGCAGGTAATAAATGGCAAGTTGATAGATCGTGGCTCAATAAAACAACTTTAGATGCCTATACTGTTAAGGGGAATATTCATGCAAAAAGATCATTCCTTAATTTTAACGATGTTTCTTTGACTTATTGTACCAAGTTAACAAGCATCAGAACTTATTCATCTAATTATACAAGACCTGTTGTAGATGAATATTTAACAACAAGAAAGAATAATCTATATTTTACCCGACCCCTTATGGCAGGGGGAACTCCGGGATATTTGGTTGCGGTAAAAGATAATAAATATCTATGCCTTGCTGGAAATAATCTATATTATTCTTCTGATTATGGGGTGACATACGGATCTCCGGTTAATATTTCAACAACTACTGGGATAACACTTTTACAAAAGGATAGGTATTTTATAACCCCCACTGGAACTATTCTGTTTGTTCCAGATGGTAATAAAAAGGTATTTCGCTCAACTGATAATAATATAAATTGGACTGAATCCACTTATCAATTATATTATAGAGGAACAGATACCATTTTTAAACATCGGACTAATCCAGCATATCCGGGAACATTTTTCAGACCAATGGACGGATTTTATATTAATCCGGCAAGTGGTTCTAATCCTCAAATTATACTGATTGGTAATTATGGTTGTTCTGTCACTGGGGCTGCTCCAGCAATAGTATGGTACTCAATAGATGATGGTGCATCTTGGAAGGTTGCTTATGCCTTTGGTCAAGCACTTCAATATAGAGATGATGGTACAGCAGAAGGAGGTGTTACAGGAACATTATTAGGAGATGCAACCAATCCAATAACAGTAAGACACATTTATGCAATCAATATGAATCCTTATGATGGCACATTTTGGGTGTTCACAGGAGACGGGGGCTACAAAAATCAATGGATGCGAGGTACTTATAATTATGTTGCAGACACATGGAGTTGGGAGAAAATGAAAGATTCATCTAATGATGCTAATGAAGATTTCAGAATCATTCGTGCCACTTTTAAAGATGCAAACACGATGATTATTCCCGAAGATGCGGGAATATTTACATCTGGTTATGTGATGTATCAGGTTCCTATTTCAACATTAAATCAAACTAATACATGGACGGGGTTAGCTACTCCTTATCATAATAAATCTATCTATTGGCTTAGATGTTGGGATAATGGCAAAGTGTTGATAGTATTCGATTATGATGCTTCATATACTGCTAAAATATATTATTCATTAGATTGGGGAACAACATGGAGCAGTACAGATAATCCAGTATATGAAAATTACAGAGGACTTACAAGTGCGGGTTATATTCCAACAAAATTAAGATTTGACTTTGTATTTGATTACCCTGATAGCAAGGGCAAGATGCTTAGTCCATTTCCAGATTATACAGGAAACGGATTGTTTTATTTACATTCTGGAGATATAACTCCTTAGATAGCGATAAAGAATATTAAAACAATAAGGAATGTTAAATCTTCAAATAGAAAGATACCGTAATGACCTTCAATCTTCGATAGGCCGTTTAATAATTGACGGTAATCTATTTATTTCAACTCTTGAACCACCAGTTGGTAAAGTCAATGATCGTGGCATTCAATCAATATCAGAAGGGACCTATAAACTGGTTCCTTATTTTTCTTATAAGTTTCAATGTATTGTTCCTTTGCTTACAACCGATCTTCATAACCTGGATACTCTTAAGGATGATGAAGACATTTCTAAGCATTGTTATGAGATCCATTGGGGCAACTCACATCACGATACCGACAGGTGCATACTATTAGGCAAGCTCGATCATGTTGACTGGATCGTAGATAGTAAATATTGGTTTAAGCAATTCATGTACGGATACTTCTTAAAAGCTACTACCAGGAAATCAGTAGAGTTACTTAATAAATACTTCGAGAGTTTACAGGGAAAAGAATCAAGTGAGATGTCTAATCTACAGTGGGAAACTGTTTCTAATGAAGATTATGCTAGAGAGGACCAAGATGTTATTCTTACTATCATAAATTCATTTTAACACTTCGCATTATGAAAAAGGCATTAATATGGTTATCTACTATTGTTTGCGACCAAGCTGGACAGATATCCAGTAAGCGATTAGGATTCTACTGGTGTCTATGGATGCTGTCAAGGGCCGTATCATCACCTACGATCAACGAAATTGTTATCTGGGCCATAGTTGGTCTTGCGTTTGGTTTAGCCGGTCTAACGATCCCTGAATGGTTTTCTCAGAAGGGTATCAATGGAACCACTACTACAATGAAGGCAAGTTCTACCGAGACTACTACAATTAAGTAACAATCCTATAAATCCTGCAACTATGACAAAGACTAAGGAAGATTCAATCGTTAGGGCTATACGATATCTACATTCTACTAAATTTAAGACAGCATTCTTTTGGATTATTGTTTCTACTATTTTTTCGTTACTTGGAACATTAACAGTATTATCCATTAAGAATAATGCAAACGGAGAGGCAAGAGAACGAGTACTTGATATTACCTTATCAAAGATTAACGAAATAGATAAGAAGTTAGATAATAAGGCAGATGCTTCAACTAATTCAGAAGATCATAAAGAGATACTTAATGTTTTAAAAGACTTCCAATGTTCTCTTAATGATGTTAAGTTAGGGGTTAATAAACTTAATTGGATACATCATCTTGAGTCAATTTCAAGATATGAGAATAGAGTTTATTGCCAACCTCCATTTCAAATATCAACACCATATAGTTTTAATAATAAAAACGAACAATATTTAGAACAAGGACCATGAAAAGAAGCGTTATAGGATCGATTATGTTTGTACTGGCACTATGTGTCATTTTTAGTTGTAGGCCCTCTCAGAAACTTTGTAATAAGTGTTATCCTCCAAAAGAAAGCATAAGAGACTCCATCGATCATTCAGTAGAATGGATAAAGCATGATTCATCAACAACCATTCCAGGAGACTCAGCCTGGTATAAACTTTGGATCGATTGTCAGAAAGACAAAGATGGTAATTGGAAACCAGTCATTATCAATCAACAAGGACAACAAGGAAAGAACATTGAGATACAAACTGAATACGAGAACAGTATCTTCTATGTTACTGCCAAGATCGATTCGCTAAAAGTATTCTGGTCTTATTGGGATAAATATGTTAAAGACTCTCATTTTAAGTATGTAGTCAAAAGTGAACAAGTAGTATACATTCCATGGTATATCAAAGCACTTGCCTTCATAGGAGGGATCGTATTAGGCATTGCCGTTATCTATTATGCATGGAAGTGTATAAAGTTCTATCTTCTTAAAAAACCATTTTAATATCAGTATCATGGGAAAATGTGGTGGTGACAAGCCAAAGCCTAAAGGACCAAAAAAAGGACCTAAAAAGTAAAGAGATGTTTATTTACTATGATGATAACCAGGGAGTACAAATCCTACCAGAAGCAATGAAGTTTGCTGAAGTGGACGAATTATATAAATCAGACCGCACCACGAATAAGACATCATGGAAGCGCTGGCTGACGTATATATATTACACTTACAAAAAGGATGGAATACTCTCTGGTGATCTCATGTCTCAGAAAAGGAAGGAAGTAATCAATCGTTTCTTTCCAGATAGTAACGTAGAGTTCTTCGAAAAGAATCCAAAGGTTACTGCAGTCATAAAGTTGTTCATCAGAAAGCAATACACGCTCAAGGAGAGGCTTTATGAGAAATGGAAGGAAGATGTTGATGCTTACATTACCTATCTCACTGAGGTACCCTATTTCAAAGAGAAACTTATATCTGTACCTGGACAGGATGGACAACCTGATGGACAAACCATTGAGAAGATCCCAAACATAGACGAAAAGAAAAAGGCTCAACAAGCTATTCAGGATCTTGTTGAAACCGGAAAGAAACTAGAACAAAGTATTCTTCAGGAGAAGAAAGAGAATAAGGGTAATATTGATCCTCTATTTGACAACGATGGCAAATAATGGCGCTACTCTTTTACCAAGTTCTACAACACCTAAGATGGTTGGTAATCCTATCTATGATAAGTTCGTAGTTAAGAATACTGAGCCAATGGGAACAAGGTTAGAACCTAGTGAAGAAAGAGATTATAGGAAGTGGATGGAGAAGATTGGTCATACCTATGAAAACGGAATGAATGTTTCTCCTGTAGGTTACAATGGACTTGACTATGATTATCGTGGATATTATAAAGAACATGGTCCGGTTGACATGCAGAAAGGCGAACACTTTACTGATACATACAAATATCCAAATCATCCCACCTTCAGTATTGAAAGTAAGTATGTAAATTTTCAAAATATTTCTCAGGCCGGCAGATGGGAAGGAGAACAGTATATTCATGCCAATGGTTATAACAAGCCAGAGGAAGAACAACCAATCAGTTTAAAGGATACCAGAATTATCAATCCAGTATCAGGACAACCGCTTAAAAGTACTCACAATAGATCATTAGACGTAAATCCAACTATGCTTAAGACTCTTGTTAATGTCTCTAAAATAGGTGGAGTTGATCCCTGGCGGTCTTTAGCAACAGCATGGCAAGAGACTAATTTTGGAAAAGCTGATGGAAACGTAGGACATGTCAATATAGATCCTGGTAAGTTTTCTGATCAATTATCAGTAGATCCTTCAAAACACGAAGATGGTTCTCAGTATAACAGTATCATTTCTCTTGTAGATGCTATTAAACAAAAGAATGCGTATGCTAAACAGATTGCATTAAAGAAAAAGTTAGTTCCCGGGTCTCCTGGTTATTCTGATTTCGAAACGCAGATCTATAATGGAATGTCCAATATAGGAGTCAATACCGAAAAGACTTACCACAATAGAACAGGCAGATCAACAAATTCATTCTATGGAGTAGAAGTAAAGAACAAACCGATGAATACCGCTACTCTTCTTCCATATGCCAAGACCATAAATTCACTTATAGGTGAATTAAAAAAGAATCCAGATATTGTTAAGATAGTTGAAGGAAAATGATCTTTAAAGATACCTTTAGATTCTCGCCAGTAATCTATGAACATGATCTTCCACACAAGGAGGATTATTTTCATATTACACCGGATGGTATCAATAAGGAGATAATTTCTAATAGTGTTGTTGATTCTATATGGTGGAACAAACAGAAAGATCGTTGTCTTAACGGTTACTATGTCGATGATGCTATTGATAAAGGTGGAGATGCCCTTGTCGATGGAATAGATGCGATATGGACGGGGAACGATTGTTACCTGCCAGAATACGATGTCCGGATCATCAACAGGCGTGTATGGATCTCTGGAAGGCTTTATTTCTATCTTAACTTTTGGCCCATTTACGGTCTTAAGCTTGGTGCCAGGTTCAAGGACTTGATCAATCCTAAATTCCTAATGCTTGACTTTCTCTTTGCCTCAAGAGTAGAACAGTGTTTCGCTCAGATGAAGGATATGGAAGAGGCTAAGGCAAGACAGTTAGGTTTCTCTGAGAAGATAGCTGGTATGATGGTAGGCTATAACTATACCTTTATACCAGCGTCAGTTAATATCATTATCGGTGGTACTGAAGCTGATAGTGAACATATGTTTGAGAATACTGTTCGTGGTCTTGACTACTTAAGGAATACTCAATTCTACAAAATCAGGTCTATCAATAAGATGTCCGACCTTTTCATTAAGGCTAAGAACTTCAAGAGTGAAGTAAGGGCATTAACGGCAAAGGATAAACCCCAAGCAATTTCGCGTTATTGTTTTGGTAAGAATACTAAGGTTAGAATGTTTAATGGATCTATTAAAAATATTCAAGACATTTTAATAGGCGATAAGTTAATGGGTATTGATTCAAAAGAACGAATTGTTAAAGATGTACATGCTGGAATAGACCAGATGTATAAAATTTCATCAATTAAGACAGATTCTTTTATTTGTAATGCAAATCATTTATTGTATTGTTACCATAAACCAATGTTAAGAAAGAAACTAGGAAATGGTAAATATGTTCAGAATAATTTTAATTATCCAAATGTTACTAAAGTTGATGATAATCATTTTTTGATTCGTGCAGAAGATTATTATAACTCAAGTTTAACATTTAAACGTTATTCATCAATTGAAAAATCTATTGGTATTGAATATAAAAAAAAGAAACAATTAATTGATCCATATTTTTTAGGATTATGGTTAGGTGATGGTGAAGTTGGAACATTAAGATTTACTGTTAATATTGAAGAAAAAGAAATTTTAGAATATCTAACATATTTTGCTTTTTATCATTGTTGTGAAGTTAAAATAGAACCTCCTACATTTTGTAAATTTCTTAATAGAGATTCAAAAGCATGCCGAGTAAGAATATCTTATAGAGATAGAATAGGTAAATCATATAAACCTATGAAAAACTATCTTATAGAAGAAATGAAGAAATTAAAAATACTAAGAGATAAATTCATTCCTAAAAAATATTTATTTTCTTCAAGAGATGATAGACTATTATTACTTGCCGGATTAATAGATACAGACGGATGGAGAGTGAAAACAAAAGAAGGATTTGAACATTATGCAATTTCCCAGGTTAATAAAAAGCTTATTTACCAAATTAAAGAACTTTGTGAAAGTCTTGGGTTTTATACCAATATAAGCGAGCCAAAATATAATGGAAACATTAATGGATATAAATCACAACCAATTTTTGAATTATACATTAGTGGTGAAAATATTCATCATATTCCGGTTAGATTAGAAAAAAAGAAAATCAAACAACATAATTATATTAAAAATCCTCTTCATTCAGTATTTACAATAGAAAAACTTAATCAAGATAAATATTATGGAATTGAAATAGATGGTGATCAATTGTTTTTATTACAAGATTATACAATCGTTCATAACTCGCCTACCTTAGTTGTTTATGAAGAAATTGGTAAATGGAAGAAAGGACTTATCCGTAAGACAAAGAAGTTTGTAGATATCTCCTTATGGACAGAGACAACTAAGACAGGACTATCGGTTGATATTGGTACTGGTGGAGACATGAAGGCCGGAGCTGCAGACATGGAAAGAATGGTCTATAATCCAAAGGCTAATAACTTCGTTGAGTATAATAATCGCTGGACTAAAGAAGGAGATAACCTTGCATTATCCAAAGTAGGTCACTTCTCTCCTAAGTGGATGTATAAGATCGTTGATAAAGATGGTAATCCTCAGAAGGAAGAAAGCCTTATCAAGATCGAAGCAGAGATCCTTAATGTTCCTCCAGATGAAAGGATAACTGAAAGAGCAAACCAAGCATGCTATCTTAACGAGATGTTCCTTATCCCTGGCGGTGGATTCTTCGGTGAAGAGATCGTAGGAAACCTTAATGCTCAGAAGAGCGATATAAATACGCACAAGGACCTTAAGACCTTTGTTAAGAACTACAGATTAGAATGGATTGATAAGAGGGATATCACAAAGGGAGTTAAAGCTATCCAGGATGATGAAAAAGGATGGTGTAAGATCCACGAACTTCCTACAACGCATAAGAAGACCGGAGAAGTAATTCAGAACCTCTACGGGGCTGCTACGGACTCCTACGACTACGATGAAGCGCTTACATCATCATCTAAGGGATCCTGTTGGATTTATAAAAGGCTTTATAGTGCTGATCAGATCTATAGGACTTGGGTAGCTGGTTATGTTGAAAGACCTGAGACTGCAGAGGGTGGAGCTGATCTATTCTATGAGAGATGTGCTATGTTATGCGTGTTCTATCGTGCCATCAACCTTATAGAGTGGAGTAAGATAAGAATCTTTGACTGGTTCAAAAGGAATAACCTTACCTCATACCTTAAGGAAAGACCTCAGTTTGTATTAGCCAGACTAATTAAAGATACTAAACAGGTTAATGAATATGGTATTGATCCAGCAACTAAACCTGAATGGCTTAAATCATTAAGAGATCATCTAGCAGAACCGGAGAACATTAAGAAAGTCTATTTTGTGGACCTATTGGAAGCCTGGGCGAACTTTAAGTATGATCCTTCAGGTAAGAAGTACAACTGCGATATAACGATCTCTACATCGCTTAATTTGATCTTAGAAGAAGATGAAAGACTATTGGAGATAGGAAGAGAAGAACCTGAGAATAAAAGAAGGTCTTTTCCTGTATATTCAACTGATGAAGATGGAAACTTTGCAATGTCATTCTAATGGAACCTCAACCAAATAGACTTAGGCCAATCATAGTTAACGATCCTAACGATCCAAGACTAAAGGCATATCAGGATAGTTCTTATTCGGTTAAGTATGGAAATCTATTACAAAAATTTTTAATGAATAAACCTAAGTTTCCTATTTATGCAGACTATCAAAACAAATTAAGAACTTCATTAAATCCAAATATTGAACCTATTGGATGGTCTAAGAAATATCCTATAAACACAGAAGGAAATAGAAACATTACTCCAACTCTTGAAGCACCTATTTATAAACAACCAGTTCAAGAAGTAATATTAAATCAAGAAGGAGATAATAGAGATTTTCAAAACAGAAGATTTATGGATACTGGTAATGGAGTTCCAATGTTATTAAGAGACAAAAGACAATTAATTAATCCTATTGTTAATCAACAAAGAGAACCTATTGCTATTAATAAATTACAACTAATAGAAACTGAATTTGCTAAACCAGAAATAGTTCCTGATAAGATCCAATCACAAGGAAATGGATTCTTTACTGACATGCCCGGGCAACCAGGAATAAGAGTATTCATCTCTAATGGAAGACCAGTTTATATGCAAGACTCAAAAGGTAACAGATCATCTTATAACGCATCTAACAACTGGCAGTTACCTACTATTGAACCTAGTAAACCTCAACAATAATGCAAAATATAGAAGTTCGATTTGGAGAAGATAGTACCACTCAGGAAGGAAGAGAACGCATCCTTCGTACTATCATTCATAATACAGTTGATTTTGGAGGAAAGAAGAACGATCAGATCTGTTGGGATTACTACAACAACAAACAGGATCCAAACAAATTCAACTATCTAAGGAAGGTAGGTAACTTTGAATTTCCAGCCAAGGTAAGAAGGATACCAAAGCAAAGACCTTATATAGATAATCTCGTTTCTCAGCAAAGTCAAAGACCCTTTGCTTTTTCTGTTTATTCAGTAGACGATGAATCGATCTCCAAGAAGTATGATGAAAAGATAAGGTCGATGATTGGTATGGCTGAAGAGAAGGCCGCTCAAGCCTATTACATGCTCACAGGACAGCTTCAATCTTTGGAACAACAAAGACAGCAGTTAATGGGCCAACTTCAACAGCAGTCTCGTAATGAAGAGGAACAGGCACAACAGCAACAACTTCAGCAACAGTTACCCCAGATAACATCTCAATTAGACTTTCTCAAAAGACAGATCACACAGGCACAATCTGTATCGCAAGACGATATGGATAAACAAGAAGAGTTCTTTAAATATAAGTATAAGGATGTCTCTGAGATCATTGCTCAAAAGTCAATGCGTTTTCTTCGTCAGGACCTTAATGTAGCCTATAAAGAAGTCCAGGGAATAAAGCATAGATGTGTTACCGGAAAAGAATATCTCTATGTAAACTATACTATTGGAAATAAACTTCCAGACTTTGAAGTACTTAATGAACAGAAGGTCTATTTACCTATTTCCGATATTGTCTATAATGCTCAGGATGGTCCTTGGGTAAGAATAGAAGAAGGACTTAGTTATGATCAGATCTTAGATAAGTTCAGCATATGGCTTGATGGAGAGGATAAGGCAGCACTTGATAAGCAAATGCCCTATTACTCAACTACTGAGATGGGTAACTTCGTAGCTACTCAGAATGGCGCTATCATGCGTGATACACTCAAGGGTGTCTATTCCGGTTCTACGAGGGGAGCTGGTATCTATATAACCAATCGAGTCTGGTGGAGAGCGCCAAGGATCATCAAGTATAAAAAAGTACCTAGTCCTTTCGAACCTGGTAAGGAGTTAACTCATTTCATTCCTACTACAAAGACTATCATCTTTGAATCAGATTACAACTACAATCCCAAGACTAAAGAATGGGTTAGTAAGAATAATGAAGAAGATACCTATAAGGCCAATCAGGTAGAGACCATCAATAAGGCAAAAGGAGAATATGTAAAGAGTAAGACTGTCTATGATAGGTACTTCGGATTCTCCATTAACAATTCCATATTCAAAGCTTTTAAGGATCCTATTCAACCAAGACCTTATAATGATCCTTCTCATGTCCTTCTTCCAGTAGTAGGTAGAATGTATAACGCCTCTACAGATGTTCCTTATTCTCTTATCTGGAATACGATCGACCTCCAGGAGACCTACGATATCATTCATTACCATAGAGAACTTATGCTTGCCCTTTCGGGTGTAGCTGGTGTAGTAATGGATATCTCTCAGAAGCCGGAAGCAATGTCTGAAGAAGAATGGTACTATCACATGAAGCTTGGTAGATATCTTATTGAGACCGTTACTAAGACCGGAAGAAAGAACTTTGCCTTTAACCAATTCCCAAGAGTAGATATGTCTCTTACGGCATCAGTTCAGTATCTTGACCAGATGTTAAGATCAGTTGATGAGACCATGGGAATGGTAATGGGTGTTACCAGGCAACGATTAGGACAAACAGTTAATACCGATCAGGTAGGAACCTTTGAGATGTCCAGGAACCTATCTATGCTCACCACAGAGATCATCTTCAGGGAACATGATGAAACCATTAGGCAAGCGCTTACCATCTGTCTCAACCTCGCATTTAGGTACTGTTGGGATAAGGGAGCGCTACTTCAGTTAGTCGATGATGGAATAGAACACTTCTCCATTCCTCCGGACGTACTAAATCAGATTGAATTCGTCTGTAAGATGGAGAATAATACCCAGGAAGCCTTTAGTCTTGATGAACTAAAGAAGCTTGGTATGCAGCTATCCATGAAGGGCCAGTTAAACTTTAAAGAGTTTGTCTCTATCTATACTTCTGATTCTGTTAGAGGTCTTGAACTGAAATTAGAGTCGTTAGCTCGTAAGGCAGAAGAGATGATGAACCTTCGTGCCGAACAAGGACAAAACGCTCAAGGACAAATTGATCAGCAAAAAGCTGAGTTTGATAAGGAACTCCTTCAGATGAAACTTGATAGTGAAGCTAAATTCAAAGAGATGTCTGCACAACTTGATATGGCTAAACAGGATGCTATCAATCAATTAAAAGCTAAAGAACTTGAACTTAAGGAAAAACAGTTTGAATCCGAACAGGAATTCTCCGGAATTGAACTTCAGTCTAAATCAGATCTTGAAAATCGTAAAATTGATTCAACACTAGTTATTGCCGAGATGAACCAACAGATACAGGCGGTAGCTAAGAAGATGGAATTCTTACTTAAAAACAGAGAGATCACCAGTAACGAGACTATCAATAAGGAAAAGATCAATATGGAGGGAAGGAAGTTATCTCATGCCAATGCTAATGCTACCTAATACTATAACCTATGCCTGCCTTAACTGTCGATGTAAGACTAATTGAACATATTGTTAAATGTCACAGAGAGAACAAGTGTAAAGATGGATGTTTATCCAAGAACGATATTGATCAGTTATCACATCTAATAGAAGTTGAGAAGAATAGACAACAAAAGAAGATCGCTAATCTAAGAAACTACAAAATCAAAAAAACTACTAACACTTAACATTTTAACATCATTATATTTGCATATTATTATTAATCCTAAAGACTAAAGAAAATGGAAGCAGAAGAAGTACAGAAACTAGATGAAGGTATTGCAGCTATCTTAAACGAAGACAGTACCGATATTGTCGTTCCAGGAGCAACCGGATCACCAACTGACCCTACTCCTCCTGCAGGTAATAACGATCCACCACCAGCTACTCCTGAGCCTATAAAGCCAGCAGATCCGGCACCAGTTAATGATGAAGTCTTATCCATTAAGGATATGGCTAGTATCTTAAAAGCAAGGGTTAGTAATGATCAGTATCAATATGAGATTCCTGATGATATTGTAACAGGAATAAATAAGGAAGGAAAGAAATTAACAAAAGATGAATTGTTTGATCGTATGCATTCAGAGATCTTACAGTTTACTGATACTGGTGATGATGATTTCACCATGTCATATAAGAAGGCAAAAGCTGATCCTAATTTCAAGATGGATGAATTCATAGGATCATACAATCAATCTTATTCCTTCTTGAAATTACCGGATGATGAAGTGCTATTTCAGGGTCTTAAAGCCCGGGTAGGAGAAAGTCTATCCGACCAGGACATCAAGGAACATATTGGACAAATGAGTAAGATTGATAAGGTTACTCAGGCAAAAGGAATAAGAGATGCCTACAAGACCTTTATGGATCAACAGAATATTGCAAAACAAACTGAATCAAAGACTTTAAGAGATAAGGAAATTGTTTCCAGAAAACTTAAGGATACAACTGACCTTGATCTATTATTCAAGAAAATTTCAACTACTGATAATATAGGTGGCCTACCCCATGGCAAAGCCGAACAGGAAACCTTCAATAAAGCTTTTGCGAGCCTCTACGACATTGACTCCGAGACTGGAAAACGTCAATACGAAAAACTGTTAGAGGATCCAGAGACTTTGTATCAAGCGTTGTTTTTTATTACCAAGTTGAAAGGTGGTGAAGTTAAATCTTATCTGAGCAAGCGCTTTGAGGAATTTAAAACATCAACTATTGACAAACTAGGTATAGGACAAAGAGCATCTGACGGAACGATTGTGACTAAAACGCCACCATCTCCTGATGATTATGTCGATTAACAACCAATTAAATTAATTCCAAATTCTGAACAAATGGGTTTATTGAGATTATTGCCTGGTCAACCGGCTGACATTGCTGGTGAATCCATTACCAGTTATTCGCTGGTAAGAAATGCGATTGCTAATCCCGATCTCCTTCCGCTTGTTTGGCAGCTCTTCAAAGATGATGAAGCACCTCTTTCTGCTCTCTTAGGCATGAAAGGACTTTATACTAAAGGCTTGCGAGACAATTCGACCATGGGGAACTACAGGGTAGTCAAATCAAACCATGTCATGTACGGTATCAAGAACACTGACCGGAGAAAGATGCACTTTGTTGCAAACTCTTCAGGTAAGACTTATGTTGATGATGCCAACGCTGTAAGTGGTAAAATTGGATACGGAAAAGTTCCGTTCTACATTTACCTGAACTCTAACTGGGCTCGTCCTAACGAAATCATTGAACTTGGTGACAACACTACTCAGCTCTTCATCTACAACGAAGAAGAACCGAAGTATGAGGATGGTGCTTACCGTTATGAAGTAATCCTTCACTCCCGTTCAAAGGAAGACTATATGGATGCTGAATTGCTTGCTGCAGGTGCAGAAGCAGGTGTCGGTATGACCGCCTATGAACATGACTTCTCAGAAACAGGATCAGAGAAATACACATTTGATACCTGGGGCCATTCATACATGACTCTTCAGAGAGTAAAAATGTCCATCTCCGGTACTGCAGAAGCAATGGGAGAAAGCAAAGAGTGGCACATGTTCCAGAGTGCAAAAGGGAAAGATGCTCCTACCTACGTTACCTATGCAGAGCGCGAAATGCTTCGTAGGATCGCTGAATACCACGAATACCAGGTAGTATTTGGTAAAGGATCAGTCGAAGAATCTGGCAATGTAATCCTTCATAACAAACGTGGTCGTGAGATCATGACCGGAGACGGTATCCTTAACCAAGGCGAAGGCGCTTACGAATATCCAATGAATGGAGAATGGAATCTTCGTTTCCTTGAGAACATCATGACAGACGTTGATATCCGTTCAGGAGAAGATGGACTGAAAGAAGTTGTCCTTGGAATGGGAAAACAATCCATGAACTCATTCACCAGGATGATGAGAAGGGAAAACTTCATTACTCTTAATCACAACATTGAAGGAACCGGAGCAACGAAAGGCGTTGTTAATACATATGGTTACTTCGAAATGAATGATGTAAGAGTTATCCCTAAACATCTTCGTTGGATGGATGATCCAGGAAGACCTTCAAAATGGTTATCCGATGGTACTCGCAAGTCCTCATGGGATTGTGTAGCTATTCCAATCGGAACCATGCCAGGAGGCGACAGGATGATCGAACTCGTCCAGCTTCGTCCTATGGTCCAGGGAACGGTTAACGGTATGAATAAAGGTGGTGATGGTATGGCAACATCAGTTGATGGAAAGCATACTCACGTCTTGATTCAGTCCGGTGTGATCTTCCGTGGTAAGGCAATGCGGATCTTCCGTCATTTCAAATCATAGTATTTTTAAACATAATCTTTAAAATCAATTACAATGATAAAGAAGCAAGAAACCCAAGAAGTAATAAGGGAGAAGATCATTAAGATTTATTCTCTTGATAAAAGGTATCGGAGAAGTCCTTATCCATCTGTTCCAGCTGAAGATGTTCAGAATGGAACCTTTGTTACAGGACAACACTTCGAACCTGGAAGAGAAGGATACTATCTTACAGTAGAGGAAATGCGTGGACAGAAAGACTTGACTGCTGCAAAGCAAAAAGCTTTTCCATACGTTATCAATCCTGACCATACGATTCAGATCGTACATGGATCTTCATTCAACCTTACTAAAGATGCTGAAGGTGGCTACAAGTATCCAAAGGATGCAGCCACATTTGCATATATCAAGCTACAAGATTATGTCGCTCCCACTAAATCCGAGTACAGAGAGGGTAAGCATTACTTCTATATTGATGATCACGAACAGAACGCAGAGAAAGTAGTATCAACCATTAACAAGGAGTTTATGGCTATGAAGTTCATCATGGATAATACCGCAAGAGAGAAGATGCGAGAAATCGCCTTACTTCTTCAGTACTACATGAAGGGATTCACTGTAGACTTTAAGAACTGGACTGATACTATGATCATGGAGAAACTTCTTACAACGGCTAAGTCAAACCCGGGAGAGATCATGTTATGCCAAACCAAAGAGGCAGAAAATGATCTTTACATCTTGAAGTTATCCAATGCTGGTATCATCAAGCATGATAGTGATGGATTCTACGATGGTAAGACCTTCCTGGGATCAACTTGTACTCAGGTATATTCTATGATAAAAAGCAAAGAGAACGAGGCGTTGGCCTCAAGGTATGCTACAAGTCTTTCAAAACTCACAGAGGAAGAAAACTAAAGAAGATGAACAATTTATCTTTACTTACTACAGAAGATTATTATAAGGCTACTCTCAATAGTGTACGTAAAACGCATACTGTTGTACTTGATCCTACTCAATGGAATGCTTTGATTAATCTAGCTGAACTTGAATATGTAATGAGTAAACTTCCTGAAAGGGAAATGACTCAAAAGCGTATTGATGATCTTTCTGTACTAAGAGTCTTCACTGATGGAAAGTTTAAGTATAATGGCACACTGGTTAAACCGATTCAACCAATATTGAATTCAACCATGTTCCCTCTTCCAAAGACATCTTCATCCTATTACGATAAAACATCTGGAATGATTAAGATTGGATCAGATTATTATCCGATCTATCTTTCCGGTTGCCGTGTAGATTTTAAGATTCTTGGATCATGGGTTCCAGCTATAATGCTTTATTCTGACCTAAAGAGTTCTACAAGGACCAGTCGTTACCGTAAACCACGTATTGATAAGATATACTACGAAATGGCCGGAGAATTTATTACTGGTTATTTCCCTACCGGAACATCTGCAGCAGAGATGAACATTGAGTACTACACCTATCCACGTAGAGTATTCTATGATGAATCTTGTCCTGCAGACATTGATGTTTCCTTACTAAAATCATCTCAATCAAATACTAATTTTTATCAAGCTGGTAATGGTAGCATAAATAGCATATTTGAAGAAATACAGAAGCGAGAGATAATAGATATCGCAACGAGGAACTATCTAGAGATAGTTGAATCAGCACGATACAAATCAATGCTTAATGAATTTGCAATTAAAAACCGAAATAAATAATTCAATATGAATAATACTGGAGGACCATTAACTTATCGGGATAAACCGATTCTTGTAAATGGAGCAGCAGCAGATGATCTTGCTGTATTTACCGATACGGTGAAGACCATTAAAATGCTTAATTTCAAGAAACATGGTATTACCCTGCCCGCTAAAGAAGTAACGGGTGGATCCTTAATTGGATCATATTCAAGATCGAAATACTATCCAGGATCTTATAAGATGGTAAACATAGTTATCAATCCGGATTGTCCTTGCGAGGATTGTAATTACAACTATGCACTTGCTATCACTTCTGAGATTCAGAATCCTGGTGTGTTTAATTCTCAATGGGTGCCGGAAAGAAGGACTTATGCTTCATTTGTGCCAGCAATTGGTACATGTAATGGAACAAAGCTTTCAGCAGCCGATATCCTTACCATTGAAACTGAACTGTTAAAGCAGATTCATCAGGACGATGGACGGGGGTCATACGATAACCTTCCTAACGCAAATGGAGGCCCTGGTGCTGTCGTTTATGCTCGTAGGTATTATATCATTGATGCTGATGAAACAGCAGACAGTGGCTTTACAGTCACTAAAGCAGATGGTACTACCTATGTGTATTTGACCACACATTCAGGAACAACTGCAGGATTATTGGCAATTCAGTTTAATGCCAACGCCAATGTTAACACTATTCTTAACTGTATCCGTATTGGTGCAAGTAAGTACATGATCATCAGTAAAGATGAAGGTTATGTATTTACACTTGGAACATTGGTAAGTGCTACACAGGCTGAAAGAGGAATTAACCTTCGTGCTAAGTACATCAAACTGAAATTCTATGTTAATTACGATGGTAATTTCTGTACCCATTACGGTGTTAACTGGTATGAGATTACTGATTCAGCAGCCACATTTGCTGTTGGTGGTGTTGACATGGAGTTCTATACCGATGGTGCCAAAACACTTTTAGCAGACAAACCGGCAAGTTCTCCTGGATCTATTAAACTTGTTGCTGACATCAACGGAACAACCACTGGAGTTACTACCAATGGATTCTGGGCCTCAAGTATTGTAACCGATACAACTATTGTAATTGCTAACATCAACCAGACTCATGATTACTGGATGGCTCTTACCAATACATCAATTGCTACAGTTGGTATTACAAACTATACCGGATCAGGATCTTTTGAAAGATTATCAATGGATGAAGTCTATCGTGAATTTTCACAGCTTCCTTTCGATGGTATCTTAAGGTCTCAGCACAGGGTTGAACTTCCATTACTCGGATCCTACTATGATCGCTTTGTCATTACCTGTAATCAGGGAACATACGGACTTCATGGTGCTTCTCATGGCGCTGGATATCGGAGTGAGGTTATAGCTTATGTTCGAACCGATGTGGCAGATGCCTTCGAGACCCTGTTATCAGGTTCTTGGCTGGTATAAGTTGTCAATACTGACAGAAAACAGAGGGTAGGGTTTCCTACCCTCTTATCTATTTAATCCTAATTCCTTTTCAAATGGTTAAGACACTCAATACAATAGTAGATACTTTGATGGAAGAACTATCAAACTATCGTCCTACAGATGATTTCTACATTGATCCTCTTTATCTAAAGGATAAGGCTGTTGTTATTAATTGCTCATTAGTAAAGGAAGAATTCGGGGCCACTGGCAAGGTGAACGAACAGTTCTATCAAAAGATACCATGCCTTAATATAGAGTGCCTTGGAGTTGACTGTATTGTCGGTGGACTAGTAATCCACGAGGATCTTCCGATCCACAAGGCACCTATTCCGGCCCTTATGCCATTCATAGGAGATAAGGATATCATCTATCTAGGAACAAGTAATATGAAGAATAACTTCCGTAGGGTAACTATGGGAGGTTTTCCATTTAATGAGTTCTATCATTTCACTAAAAGAAGACCAGTTTATACCATGGTAGGTAATGAGGTATTCTTAAAAGACTTGCCTACTTCCAGTATGAAGATCTTGTATATGGTTTGTATCTTGGCTGATCCAAGAAATGCCCCAGGATGGGATGATGATGTAAATATCTTTCCTACTCCTAGTCCGTTTAAACTTGAGATGCTTATCAAACAGGATATCTTTAAGTCTTATGGAGTAATGCCAGACGTATCCGATAATGCTCAGAGAGCAATGCAACAACAGAGTCCAGTACAAGCACAGCAACAGAATCAAGAAGAAGGACAATAATGAGTAGAATTCACGATATTATCAATGGATGGAGTCATGTTATCTGGCCTATACCTGAAGCTGAAGAGAAAGCTAAAGTAAGATTATCTATCTGTCTTCAATGTGAAATGCTTGGTAAGAAACCTTTCGAATATTGCAGACTATGTAATTGTCCTATCGATGCAAAGGTTAGGGCCTTTACCTTAACCAATGCTTGTAAGATAGGTAAATGGAAAGCTGAACCATTAACATCTATATCAACATGATAGGATACATCCAAATGATGGAAACCTGGAAGGCACCTGATAATAAGATCTTCATCTTTAGTCAGGTTTTTCCATTTTATGTAATAGGTCCAGCTTCTACAGATTATCCTAAAGGTTATTGGTTTTGTATTGAAGGAGAGAAAGCTTATAAGGTTCCAATGGAAGTAGCTGCAGTGGCAAATAAGAAGTTCTCCAAGGAGAATAAGACCATGGAGCAACGATGGATCGACTTATTGACGATCGATGCTTATACGGACTCTAATGGAGTCTTTGACCTTGTTTCTGCAGTTAAGGACTTCTATGGATTTGATATCAAGTCAAAGCCATTCGGAGATCAAACAGATTACGAAATATCGCTAGAATTAATCAATAAAATCCTAGAAAGAGAAAGAGATGATAACCCCGAGGTTTCGCAAGACGTACGGGAAACAAGTTCGACTGAGGTACACTCAGTTGATGAATCCGTATGATGCTAAAGAGGCAAAAGTATTTGATGAAAAACTAACAAAACTTTTAAGGAATTATTTTAATCATACTGGTAAAAAGGGAGGAAAAAGAGAAAGAGAGAGATTCAAAAGAATGATTATTATCTCGTTCTGGATAGAAGTTACCAGGCAGATGATTGAAGAGAATAAAGCTTTTGAGTTTAATAACCACATGATTAGAATATCAATAGCAAGATTACCAATAGGAAAAGATGGTCAGTTGTATAAACTGATGAATTCAAAAAAGAGAAATGTAGTTTTTACTTCTCTTGCATATAAGAAAGAACAGGTTTTCCTTAGCATAAGACTCAATCAAAGAAACAAGAGACATTTAATATCAGAACTTTACAAAGGTCATACCTACGATATAGGGAAACCAAAATTCAACAACCATGGCAGTAGTAGACAATCAAAAGTATCTTGACTATCAGTTCATCATTCCTAAAGTCTCCCGGGCAGTAAAAGAACTAGGAATCATTGTAATTAAAGAAGATATTGCAGAATGGTGTTCTGAATGTGAGATAGATTATATTGCTCAGGAACAATGGATGGTTAAATACATTCGAATACCATTACGAGTCATAAATGGTTATGCCAAGTTACCATGTAATGTTTACCGGATCCTTGATGTCTATAATGGTTACTCCTGGATCAACTATGAAACTGATGGATCATTCATAAAGCTTCATCCTAGTTACAACCATCCTTATATCTTCATTAACTTCTGGGGAATACCGATCAACGAAGAAGGAATACCTTATATTCTAAAAGGTCATGAACAGGCTTGCGAAGCTTTCTGTATCTGGAAATTAGTCTATCCTTTTTGGATAGCTGGCAAGATGCAGGCACAGATCTATAAGGATATTGAAGACAGATTAGATATCCAGGTACAAGCTGCAAAGAATGGTTATCGACATAAGGATCGTGAAACCGTTAATCATATGATGATGATATTTGGTAATATGGTTCCCAAGATTGGATCATTAACACTTTACCATCAAGCCTTCGTAGACTTCGGAGAAGGATCATTAGAGAGCGTACAGGGCATTGGAACATCTCCAAGGGAAGAAACCTTCACCGATGAAGAGAACAACGCTAATACGCATTGTAATACATCTAAAACAAAAGAAGAAATGATCTGTGTTAAAGTAGAAAACGTAACCTACGGAATAGGTCGTGAACAATTCATAGCAACTCAAGATCAAGTTTCCTTTACAGTTAAGGATTCCATTAAACTAAATAGTAACTGTATGCTTATAAGAAGAGGATCTATGCAAGATTCTTCTTCTTACACAATACAAGGACAAGTTATTACATTGCTTGTTCCATGTGATGAAGGTGATGTAATCATAGTAATCAACTAATAATTAAACAAATGAAAAAAACATTTCTTTTATTCCTATTACTATTAACTCTTATCTTACATGCAGGAGATATATCCTGGATTGGTGTTAATACTATCCATGAAAGATTTAACCAGACACTATCAGTAAATAGATATGTTATAATCAATGATAGTTGTAGATCTGGAATATTCGTGTTCTATAGGTTAAGCCACAAGGTAGATCCTACTGATTCAATGACTACTGTATTCAGAAATAGATGGTATGAAAGATTTGCTTCTCCATACAACACATACATATCAAACTATGCACTAAAAACATATGCTGATTCTATTGGTAATAGTAGCGCTTGGATTCACAATACAAACAAAACCATTCTAAGAAACATTAATGATAAGGTAGGAATAGGAACTAATACTCCTGATTCTACATTAACAGTTATTGGTAGTGGTAGATTTTCAAAAAATATTAAGGTTAATGGAATAACAGTGGGATCTGGTGTAGCAACTTATGGAGGAAGTACCATTTTAGGGACATCAGTAAAAGATCCTGTGGGACCTTATAATACATATATTGGATTTTATAGTGGTAACTCTTCTACTGGCGGTGCTTATAATACCGGAGTAGGTCCCTATACTTTTCAATACAATACCACAGGTAGATATAATATAGCAGTTGGGCATCAGGCACTTTGGTCAAATAGAACGGGAAATGGAAATACAGCAATTGGGTATGCAGCAGGAACCAATTATTCTGGAAATGCTAATACTGCGATTGGGTATTGGTCAATGATTTCATCCCATGCAGGTGAAAATAATACTGCGATTGGATATTGGTCATTAAAATCGCTTTATAATGGATCAAATAATATAGGAATAGGATACGGTAGTTTATATAATTTAATAAATGCAAATCACAATATTGGAATTGGATATTATGCTTTATTTGAACATTTAACAGGCGAAGAAAATACTGCAATAGGCGATCAAGCATTATATAGTTTATCAAACGGTACTGGAAATACAGCATTAGGATATAATGCGTGTGTTGGTGGTAGATCAGGCTCAAATCCTAACTTTAATGGTAGTTATAATACTGTTGTTGGACATCGTGCAGTAAATGAAATAACCACAGGAAGTGGTAATACAGTAATGGGTAATGCTGCTTGTCTTGAAATCCAAACAGGAAGCTATAACATATTTGTAGGTGATAGTGCTGGAACAGTGTGGCCTTATGTTTCAATGATTTCTGGAAACTATAACATTGGTATAGGTAAATACTCACTAAGCCAACCAAATGGAAGTTCAAATAATATAGCCATTGGATTAAGAGCAGGTAAATTACATTCATCTGGTAATGGTAATATTTATATAGGAGATAGCGCAGGATCGGTTTATACAACTGAAACAGGTAAGGCGTATTTGTTTGCAAAAGACAGTACTTCTAACGGTATTATCTTTGATAAGTACAAGGGTTATGGTAACTGGAATGGTGCATTCTTATCTAAGGACACCCTTGGTTCCGGATGGACATTATCAAATTTAAGTACGGGTTCGACGATGTTGTGGTATCCTAAAAAAGCATCATTCAGAGTTGGATTCATTGACACTCCATCATGGAATAATGATAGTACTGGCGTTGGGTCAATAGGACTTGGTATTAATCCAAAAGCAAAAGGACTGGGTGCTGTATCGTTTTCCAATGGTAATGCAAGTGGAGATTATTCGTTTGCGGGAAGTGATGGGAAGTCTCCCGGGTATGAATCATTTTCATGGGGTAATTGTATTGCCAATTCATCTTATGGGATTGCTATTGGAAATTGGAATATTGGTGGTGGTAATCCTTTCTCGGGTGCATGGATTGCTACTGATCCTTTATTTGAAATAGGTAATGGTACATCAACAGGGGCCAAATCAAATGCTCTTACTGTTTATAAGAATGGAAATACAATTATATCTGGTACAGTTACCGTTCCTGCGTTAATAATTACTCCTTCCGACACAACCGGATATGGAATCCCTGCAAACGTAGGAATGTTAAAGTATCAATCATCAAACGATTCTCTTTATGTATTTAAGAAAGATCATTATTGGCATCAGATAAAAACAGATTAATGAAGGCACTAAATACTTTTACCGGAGGGATAATCTCAGACATTGATTATTCGGAAGTTAAACCTAACCAGACTGTTTTCCCAACGTCTGGTTTTCGGGTTTTTAATAAGGATGGAAAAGGATTCATAGCTACATTGGTTCCTGGTAATGTTAACTACTTCAATGTAACTGATGGATTTGTTATCCTTGGTGCTTGTGAATACAATGGAATAGGATTCATCTTATCTTACAATCCTCAGACTGGTTATTCTGAAATAGGGTCTTTCCCTTCTCCGGAACTTATTACTCCCGGGTTCAATAAGATCTATAAACCTTTAAAGAACTTTTCTGTAGCTGGTGGTCCAGCTGCAGACTTTAGGACTAAACTTCTGAACTTTGATCTTGAGTATATTCTTGATGTTAAAGCAAAGGTCTCTTATGACAACTCAGTAGATATCTATTTTGCTGATTATAAAAATACAGATAAGGTTGTTAATTGCGGATTCAAATTAACAGGAGAAAGCAATAACCGGATTATAAAGGATTCTTATTTTAATGGAAGGATAGATCATATTGTATCAAGTCTTAAACCATTAAATGTTGCTCCTACTATTAACATTGGAGGATCACTTCAGCCAGGGAACTACTTTCTATATATCAGATATCTTACCGATGATTATGTAAAGACAAATTTCGTAAAGGAAGTTGGTCCTATATCCATCTCAAGAGGAACCATGTTGTATAATCATAGTGGTCTTCAGGAAAAGGAATGGATTATTCAACAGGTACTTACTACTGATAAGAAAATACAACTTCAGCTATCCAATGTTGATACCAGTTATACTTATATTCAAGTAGGAGTTATTCGTTATTCAAATCTTAGCGAGAATGCTCCAGCTACTAAAGATTCATATCTTGTAGATAAATATTTTGTAATCGATCCAAACAGCCCTAATCTTTCGCTAGAGATCACTGGAATAGAATCAAGGCAACTACTCACCTTTGACGAGATCGTTACTCCTATCAATCCATATAAGGTATCAAGGTCAAGAACACAGGTCAACAAGAGACTCCTTCGTGCTAATCTTAAGAAAATTGATATTGGTATTTATCGGGATAAGTTTAGAGACTTTGCACAGTTGATTAGAGTAACAGAAGATTATAATAAGCAATTCAATCTTGACAGGCCATTTACAGACTATGTAGGAAATAGAGTTGTAGATGATTATTCTAATGATCAATTCTGTTTCAACTTTACTGGATACTTCAAGGAACAGATCTATCCATTTGGAATAGTACTCCAATTTACAGATGGAACCGAATCAGAAGCATATCCAGTACAGGGGAATATAGGAACCGGATCTAATGGACTCTATAAATTCAGATCGTGGGAAGAAGTTCAACAGAGTCAAGGTAATACTATCAATAGAAGCTGGATTACTTATGTTCGTTTTCAAACCGGAATTGCTCCAATAGGATCATTATCAGCTAGAGATTATTGGGATCAACATAGAACAACCTATTTCAAAGATGTAGTAGGATTCTATTTTGTTCGTGGTGAAAGAATTGATAATTTTATCTGTCAAGGATTAATGCTTCATGCCTATCATGGTATAAAGGCTATAATAAACGCTACTGATTTTATTTGTTCGTTTTCCGCTCCTCAAGGACATCAGGGAAGTTCTAATAATACAACTGAGTGGGATCCAACAAATGGTGCAGAAATACCTTTATTTAGAGGTGCATTACCTACTGCATATGAACTCGCAAGACCAGGAGTAACAGATGAAATTAATTATTATGTAGCCTCTGATTATCAGTACCATTTTAATGGAACTATACCTACTTCTTTACCAGGAGATCCAGTAAATAATTCTGGATATACTCTTCCTGGTAGAATACCATATAATGCACTAGGAGTAACTCAGCCGGATATGTTTACATCAACAAATCAATATGATCATAGACATGGTTTGTTTTCTCCTGATATGTTGTTTGAACTTACTAATCCAGTTGTACCCGAAGAAACATATGTTCAACCAATCTTCTCAATATTTAATGTTAATGATGTTAATGGTTTAAATGATCTTTTAACTCAAGCATCAAGAACAGTATTTCCTAAATGGGATATACTTGACATTGGTAAACTTCCACCTAGGCTTTATACAAAAAACAATGGATACATTAATGACTATGTTAAAGTTAAATCAATTGTAGTTAATCATAATGCTCCTAAAGGAAAGTATAATTTTATCGGATACTTTTCTGGTTATGATTATCCATTAGGGTTTAATATGAATAGTCAATATAAAAACAGAAACATAGGAGTCTGCAGATATGTTGGTATTCAGGATGAAGATCCATTTCAATTAAAGAACTTATATCGATTTAGCACTACTCATAATAATGAAACATTAAGTATTGTAAATCAATTAAAATATCCAGTTAATCAAAACTTTATAACCCAAGTAGATAATTCTTTTAATGTTGGTACTACTTTCTATGGGAAAATTAGTTCATTAGTGATTCTTGATAATAGCAATATTTACAATTTTGATTATTATAAAGGAGATTGTTTCCTTCAAAAAACATGGTTTAGAAGTCATAGGTGGTATGCTATTGATCATCCAGATCAATTAGAATATTTTCCAGCCGGATCAAGTCAACAAGGTGAGTACATCCTTTATAGAGATCAGAATGGTGTTTGGTATCAGCATGGATTAATGATTGGTGTACTTACCGAGATGGTTCATAACTCAGGAATGAGAAATGAAGTATCTGTTATAAATGACAAAGAAGAACCAGTAGTCTATACATTCTTTCCTAAATGCCTTGATTACGGAATAGAACCAGTGGTCTTTACTTTAATGAATGATGGTAGATATCTTCAGGAAGCTTTACAGGTAAACGATGGATACAACATTACTCTTTCTCGTAACTCTTATAAGGGATACGAACCTACTGAGCCAGAAAGGGATTTAAGAAAGCCAAATCGTGTTGATGCCAGTGATGTTCATATCCCGGGATCCTTTATAGATGGTTATCGTAATATATCTGCCGGAACCTTTCAGGACTATGCTCTTGAAGATGGAGATATCTATTACATTGGAGAAGTAATGAATATGCCTTTCATAGTTCAACGTAATGGTATCAATCAAATATTTACTGATGAACGATCATTAGGCCAAGGTGAAGGCGATACAGTTATTCTTGGAATGTCTCAGAACTTCTTTTCTCCAAAGCCAATTAAGATTGCTTCATATGGTACTCAGCATAAATCATCCGTTGTGAAAGGATTTAGTTGGTACCATGGCTTTGATTTCCAAAAGAGGGTCTGGTGGATCATTGGAGAAGGACAGTCTCCTGTAGGCGCTAAAATCATCAAAACAGAAGACGTTACCTTGAAGTTATTAGTCCTTGATGAATTCATTGCATTCCTTGATCAGTACTCAAAGGATTCAACCAATATTGATATACTGGAAGACAAACCATTACTTGGAAAAGGTATTACATCTTATTACGATCCTCAGTTCAAAGAAGTAGGAATGTCATTCTTCGTTCCTTCATCAGTACCAGGTGAAGAAATCTTATTAAGGACATATATCTTTAACGAGAAGATGCAAATGTTCTGGGGTAACTATCCTTTTGTAGAACCTTTCTATTTCAACATAGGTAATCTTCTTTTAAGTCAACATCATAGATTTGTAGAAGGTCAACAGAAATCATTGGACTTTGTAACAGATAATGATGTTTACAAATACAATCAGGAACTATCTCTTTCTGGACAATCGAACTATAATACATTCTTTGGTACTGAATATGAAGCAAAGCTTTCTTTTATAACTACTGGATATGACGAGAAAGAGAATCTTGCTAAGTATAAGAAGATGTTTAATGCTCAAGCAATTGAAGCAAAGGACGAACAATTATTAAGAATTGAATTTGAAACTCAATATCAAAGGTCTATCTTTGATTTTCAAACAACCAAGTTCTGGATCAAACCGGAATACAAATCTCATACCTGGTTATATTCAGTTACTAAACAGACTTCTTTAACAAACGATCAATACTCTCAAGGAAGTGAAATGATGGGATTTTGGTTAAAGACAACACTAGTTTATAAAGGAAACAAGGATCCTGAGATTAAGATAGTAGCAACAGACTTTACAGTAATAAGCATTTAATACTTTTTGTTATGGCAGACTTAATTGGAGGTTTAATTGGTGGTGGATCAACACTTGCTGGTCTTGGAGCAGACTGGTTACTTAATAAATATGGATTCTCTTGGCAAGGTGCTAGATCTCGACAGATTATAGGAGGGAACATGGATGCTGGTAATGATAGTAAGAAGTTTACTTCATTAACTCCTACAATGATTTCTCCAGATATGTTGGCACCAAATAGTCAGTATGCAGGTCTAAAGGGAGCTGCTATGACTCAGGGAGCATTTGGAAGTGTATGGGGTAGTGGTGCAGATTATAAGAAACCAGATAAAGGACAGAAACCATTATCTAATAATACGAGCAATCCATTTAATTATAATTGGCCTGGAACTAATCCTAATACATTACCAAATAAGGTATCTGCTTCTAAATTAAGTGGCGGTGAAGGATATAATCCTATTAATTATAATGTTGACCAAAATCAATTAGGAACATTAGGAACTTCAGTTATACCACCTCTTGGTTCTGATCAAGGAACTCAAATCGTATTAGGTGCCAAAGATGGAGTCAAAGAAGATGATCGTCCAGTAATGAAAGTAATCAATTATAAGAAAATAGGTGATGAAAAGAAAAAGGATAAGACTGATAAAATATCTATCAAAGTAAACGGTAAGGATGTGATGGCGTCTAATGGAGAAATCCTTGCAGACCTTAAGGATCATCTTGGCAATACTACCCAGGCAGTCTTCAATACAGACCAGTGGAACGACTATCTCAACGGAAAGGATATAAACCATATCTTATCAGAGATGCCTTCTCTTGGCGAAGCTAATAAGGCTAAAGACGGTATTATTGATCTTAATCTTACTTCTGGATTATCAAAGAGAATCAATCAGGACTTATCTAAGAAATTATTTGGAACTCCATTACAAGTAAGAAACTTACCTTCTTCTCATTTCCATAATATTCCAAATACTGTTATTAAAAACAATGAGATTATTCCAGGCGCAACAGGAGTATCTAAATTAACAGAGGACCAGGAATATCTTAAAGCGCTAAAAGAGAATCATGATACTACAAATGAAGCCAACTTTGCAAGGACGATAGCAAGTATGGGAAGTTCCATAGGTGGTATTGTTTATAATAGTACGCATGAGAACAAGTATGACCCTACATACACTCCTAATGTTCCAGTAAGAAGAGTTGCTATTCATGAACCAGCAATGAATGAAGCGACTAATAATATTAAAGATTCATTTGTTACTACATTACGATATGCAATGGAGACTGGACAGGATCATCTCATTCCGGCTATCTATGCAGGTGCTAATAAAGCCTTTGCTCAATTAGGAGAACAGAAGTATAACCAACATCTTGCTGCAGAGAGCGAATCATCAAAGATCAATGCTTCATTAGCTGAAGGATCTGACAGAACTAATGCTGGTATAAATACAGAGAACAATGCCCGTAATCAAGAGTTGAAAAAGTTAATATCACAACTGGATAACGAAAAGGATCAAAAGACTATTCAGATGTTCTCAGATATTGGTAATGCCGGAACCATGTATAAGAAAAGCAAATCCGATACCGATCTTCAATATATCATGGCTAAACATCAGTTGTCAGATAACAACATGGCCCAGATAGCACAAATGATTCATAACGCACTATATTCACAGGGTTAAACCTAATTACATATGGCAGATTATTCATCGGGAGTCTATGTGAAACCACTAGACTTATTTTCATTTCAGTTCGGAGGTGGTCAGATGGCTTCTTCTAACAATGGTGTTGCCAGGGCAAAAGGATCTTCTGAAAAAGAAAAGGAAGATAAGTTTGATGCCCTTCAGACCATGGAACAGGAATTACGCAATAGAGACCTTGTAATCGATTATAGCAAGCAAGCTTTATCAATGCAGGCTATGAATGAGATCAGGTCAGGTAAGGCTCCTATGGAAGTCCTAAACCAAGTTTATACAGCGAATCTATCTCTTCTTCAAGCAAAGAACAATAATACCGCACTTGCCAATGCAGAAAAGACAAAGAAAGCAAATTCTATAAAATGGAATGATGAAGTTGTTACAAAGAGAGCTGAAGGAAATTATGTCTTACAGAATGATGGAGATGTAATGAGGCCAGTTAATGATCCTCTATCAAAGCAAAGGCTTACCTATGGTAATTACTTTTCATTTGCTAATGCTCTTCATCTAGGTAACAATCCTGAAGAATTTGGTCGTTATGATGTCTCAGACGAGAACGGAATGCCAGTAGTAGATAAGGACCAGAATGGAAACTTAAGGCAACGTACAGCTCCATGGACTATGCAACTGCCTATTATTTATGATAATAGTTCATTCCAAACCAATCTTTCATCAACCATAAAGGAATATGCTTCTTATACTAATGAAACAGGAAGTAAAATTGAGAATCTATCTAAAGAACATATTGATACTCTTACCGGAATGGTACTTACGCCTACAACCGAATTTAGTAAGAAGACTAATCAACCAGCTTTTACAGATTTTGTTGATAGGATAGTAAGTAGAGTTGAAGCTGATCCCGAACTAAGACATAGCGCCTGGAACCAGTTCTATCAAGTAGTTGATAATAGAGGATCCATCATTGGAATGGTTAACAAGACAGATGATAAAGGAAATCTGATATTAGGTAAGGATAAGAAACCTATACTGGAAAAGGCAAGGATAAGCATTGTTGACTATGAGAAAATGAGATCATTAAGAGAGCAGATGGCACAAGCACAGAAAGATGGTAATCAAGATGCTTATGCTAAGGCCAGCCAAGCCGAACACACTCTTATTAAGGATTCCTTCAGACACTATATGACCGCCAGGATAGTACAGGATCTTAATCCGGCTATACAGATCACTACTAAAAATTCATTAACCTATGATAAGATAGGGAAAATTGATAATGGAAATGGTGGCGGGGGTAAAGGTCCATATGCTTCATTTACTGGAGATGTAAGATCAGGAAGGTACAAAGACTGGAATCTTAGTATAGGAGAAAAGGTCGATCTTAATTATAAGGATGCTAATGGAAGACAGGTTCAAATAAATGAACCAAGTTCAAAGATTATCGATCCTCAGAACTTCTCAACTAAGTCAGATTATGAACAAGCTAGAAGATCAATCTTTCAGAATCAAGAAATTAATGCTGGTACATGGAAGGTTCCTCAGCAAAAAGTACAGGATTTAAGAAGTGATCTCTGGAAGGTATTTACAAAAGAGTTTCCTAAAGATGCTCAGAGCATGATTGGATTAGCAACTCCTGATAGAGATGCAGCAGTCATTAAGTACAATAACTTCATGGCTGATAAGATTGACGAGTATCTTTTTAATACCGCTAATGGTACTACAAAAGAACTTCTTGTTCCTTCATTAAAAGGAAAATATGGAGATAACCAAACAATATCTAAAGAAGATGTTTCTTCTGGTAATTATCGTCCATGGCCATGGAAGGATGTCTCCGGTTATCAACAACCATTTCCTAAGTATAGCGAGATTGTTCAAGATAGGTCTCCTAATGGATTAAAGGATAATGTTTACTTACGAAGGATGCCAATCATTCCTTATTTTGGTGATGAACAAACAAAGACTTCTGCATTTGGAGCCGAATTACAATCTATGCAAAATGTTAAAATAGGAAACAATTGGGTTAACGTAGGATCATTAATGAAGGTTGATGGTAAGAAACCAGTTATCACTAATCTTAGTTATATATCTCCTGAAGGTTATGATGAAAATAGAAACATCACAAATATCTCCGAAGGCAAATTGATGTTATCTAAAAATCAAGCAAAAACAATAATGGTTACTATTGATGATAAACAAAAACCAATAACTGACTTAAGTGATGACGAATTAGCTAAACTTCAAATTAATACAACTACGTATAAGTTAACTAGAGAGACAATGAAAAGTCTTAAACCTTCCTCAGAAGCAAGTATGCATGCTCAAGGATGGAATGATGGCGAAACAGTATATCAGGTTCCCTTTGCTATTAACTCAGATCATTTTGTTCAGTATGATGCTTATCATATGGACGAAGAAACAAAAATGGATAACCTTAAAATTGATCAAGCAAATAGACCGAATTCAACTGATGGATATAAGGTTAATGAAGATATGTGGAAATACGTACATCCAATTAAATAACTATAGATGGACCAGTTAGCAAATTCAGTTCCGAATACAGACAATCGGTTTAATATTAGTGATGCTCTTTTAGATGGAAAGAGTATGAGTGAAATTAAAAGTTTCGTTCAAGGTACTAATGTTCCAACAATCTTTGATAGTCCAGAGAAATTTAAAGAAAAATACCCTACTCTTCCGGCTGAAGCTTATAGTGGATTGATCAATAAGTATCATCAAGATGTTGCTACTGATGTTGTAAACAAACAACAGGCAGGAGAATTCTCTCCTACTAATGCCTTAATGGATTATAGTAAATGGCAATTAGCACCTACCAAGGCTAACATTGATCGTGGTTATAAGACCTATGCTCCTACTCCTTCTGAAAGTGCATTTAGAACAGCACAGATCGAAGTAGAGACTCCTGGTGGTGGTTCATTACAACAGTATACTCCTAATGAAGTAGCAAGCAAGAATGACTTCTTCATGGATAAGTTTGGTAAGATCCAACCTATTTCCTTAATGGATAAGTTGACTACCAATCCGGTCCAATTCGAAATGACTCCTGATGGAAATGGAGCATATTGGAAAGAGATAGGAGACGATCAATATCTTGATCCTACCAAGATGAAATCATGGATGGGAGATGCTACAGTACATACAGGGAATGTTCTTACTTCTATCCCAAGAGGTTTATGGAGTGGTGGAGTTCCATTGATACTTAAAGGTACAGGTGCTATATTCAGTTTAGCTAATACTGCTTATTCTGATATAACAAACTTCAATGACATGATTACCCCAGGTGCCTATGTCAAACCTGAGAAGACGTGGATGTATTATTCGTCTCGATGGCTAAGTAATACCGGATCTCAAATGACAAAAATGAACCTTGACGAACAGCAAGGTTTGTTTAGTAATTGGGCGAACACACTTTATAATGTCAGTAATGGTATTACCCAGATAGTAGGAACTATGCTTCCGTCTACTGCAATAGGTGGTCTGTTAGCTAAAGTAGGTGCTACTGCAACCTGGGCCGAAAGAGGTGGTGAAGTTGCTGGTATACTTGCAGGTGCTAGTCAATCAAATGCAATGATGCAAGATCAGTTAAGAACGCAAAACTTTGATGAAGAGGATGTTCAAAGATTTGGTGCTTTATACATGATACCTACTATTTTATCTGAATCAGTTCCATGGGCTAGATTGCCAATTATCAAAAGCGCTAAACTTGGAGTTAAGTGGGCCGGTAAGATGGAGGCCAGAGAAGGTGCCGAGTTAATTAATAGTCCTGTAGGTGCAGTATTAAATGATGTAGCAAAGGATCAATCTGGAATAAGAAAGATAGTCTCTAAAGCATTAAACTTTACTCAAACACCACAATTCAAAAGCCAACTTAAAGAAACACTTGCTGCAGGTTTATTCGAAGGTCTTGAAGAGTTTCCAGTCGAATCCACTATGCAAGGATGGGTAAGTGATATCCATAATGCAACTAATCAAGTTTGGGCTAAGAATTATAATGAAATGTCTAATGGATGGTCTATCGATGCTAATCCGGATGGTATAGCACAAGGTAAACCATTTAAGCTTATTGATAGTAAAGGTAATTCTAAACCTATCTCGGAAAGCGAAATGGCAACTATCAATGCCGATAAAAAAAGAGCTGATGATATCCTTACTGGTAAACTAGTAGATGATCAGTGGACTGGTAACGATTGGAGACAATCTTTAGTGGCTACGTTATCTACTTTTGCTTCCATGGGTATTATGAGTGGAGTAGGTTCTATGATCACACGTAAGAATACCTTATCACAACAGAATAGATTAGCCGGTGTTGGTATTGATATTGCCCTTGGAAATCAGAAGAGGGAGACTATGGTTAATGTTTTCAATGAACTTGACAGTAAACATGGATACTGGGGAAGTCACGATGTTGATATCAATGGTAAGCCTAAGACAGATGATAATCCAGACTTTGTATCTCAGGCAGACTACTGGAAAGGAGTTGCTTTACAGACTATCGATTCTTATACTCAGATAGCAAAGGACTATAAGCTTACTTCTCCACAGGTAATGACCGCATTAAATGTTGGAAAGCAAGGTCAGGATAATAGGGATCTTATGAGTCAGGCAACAGTTATTGCTAAGAGTATAGAGTTCTTAAAGTCAAAGGTTGATGATAAAGGTGGTCCGGTACAGATAACAGAACAGGAACGTAATGAGAATGACTTATTTCATTTCTGGGATAACGATGGCAAGAAGTCAAAACAGATTAGCCAGGAAGACATAAATAAGACGATTACAGATAGGCAAGCCGAATTACAGCAGTATATTACTCCAAAGGATACAAAGTTCATTGGAAACGATGGTAAGGAGCATACAGCACAGTTTAGTCCTAAGTATACTGAGAAGTTCTTAAACATGAACTATGCCCTTGAACAGATCAGGGGAGCAGCAGAGAAGAACGCTGTTGATAAGGTTGGACTACAGACAGATCCTAAGAACAAGAAGTTATCAGATAAAAAGTACCAGGATAAGTACCAAAAGGAATATGATAAACAGATTCAAAACCTTTACAAGTCTGGTATTACTCTTCCGTTCGAAGGTAAGAGTAAATTCTTTCCCGCAGTATCAATCTTTGCTATGGACAATTCTTCTTTCAGTGAAGAGTTCGATGCCAGGACTGCAGACTTTACAAACGCACTTACAAGTTATGTAGATAAGCAGAATAAAGAGATTAATGATCATAAACCTATTGAAGAAGGAATATGGAATAACTCAGTTTCAAGAATGACTCAGCTGGCTAATGATATAGCCGGATACTTCCATAATCATAAAAGAGAAGGTCTAGCTAATTTCAATGTAAGATCAGTATCAGAGTCAGGTATCGATAAGATGATGGGAGAATACAATCAACTTAAAGATGCATTAGAGGGAGACTTAAGAAACAACCAGGATAAGACTCAAAGAGATCAACGTCTTGAACAATATACTAAAGCCAATCTTAATCATCAGTCTTTATTTGACGATGAAGTTACTCCTGTAGCTGATCAGATGGATAAGGCTATAGAAGACGTTACAACAGATGAAGATGTTACTCTTGATGCAAATGATGATGCTAGCGCTGGCCGTTCCAATAGACTCCTTAATGATGTTAGGAAGCCATTAACTCCTAACACTACTCATAGGACACCTATCACAGTTGAATCCTTAAGTAACGAACAAAAACTTGAGGCTATTAAGACTATGCTTGATGATATTCGGTCTACTGATGGATCAGTATCATTCGGAGAGATCTTAAATCATCTTATCGGATTAGCAAATAATCCTGCAGGTGTGATTAGTAATACTGCAATGGCCCAAGATATTATCAATATGCTTGAGAATACATTTGGAGAGAAAGGAAAACTCACTAACTGGATGGAAGCTAATCTTGGATTCATTCAAAAGAAGGTTGAAAACAGTGATGAAACAAAAGAGCATTCTCC